GTCCGATAGGACGTTGGGCTTCCCCTCCCCGCTGGCCCAAAAATAAAATTATAATATTGTCACAGATTGAGTCTCGTTAATATCGAACAAATTCGAGTCTCCAATATCGTAACAATTCTAGTCTCATTAATTCTGTAGCAATATTGAAAAATAAAAAAAAATTATAAAAAAAAAATTATTTCATAGTCGGACTTCTGTTCGAACAAATTTCGGCGAGATACAGTCGACCGACCATGAACGAAGATTGAAGCAGGTGCAGTTGACCGACCATGTACCATTTGGTTTTGAACTTTACGCATTCCTAATATTACTCTTAATATTGTAGCAATATTGGGAATAAATAAATATTTAATTTACTTGTTTTATTCTAGCTCAAAGAGAAACGACGCTAACGCATCGAATCTCTTCTCACATATTAACTGACAAACGTCAGCCTTCACCGTAACCAATCATAATTCAAATCCGCCCAGAGCATTGGTGTCAACTTCGGAGTCAATCTGCCCGACAAGGTACGAACTAATCTCCGTTTCCTGTGGAGCAACTTGTACAGCATCCGAATTCAACCATGCATTAATCCATGGAATCGGGTTAGTTGCACCTTTGAATGGAGCATCCAATCCAACTGCTTGCATACGAATATTCGTGATATATTCCACATATCCGCACAGAATTTGCTTATTTAAGCCAATCATTGAGCCATCTTTGAACAAATAATCAGCCCAATCTTTCTCTTGTTGGGCCACATTTTCGAACATTTCTTGGCATTCTTGACGGCATTCTTTGGCAATTTCGGCCATTTCTGGGTCATCAACACCACTTGCAAGTAGGTTCAACATGTGTTGAGTTCCGGTCAAATGGAGTGCTTCATCACGAGCAATTAAGCGAATAATCTTGGCATTTCCTTCCATTAACTTACGTTCAGCGAAGGCAAATGAGCAAGCAAAGCTAACATAGAAGCGAATTGCTTCCAGTGCATTGATGGACATGAGGCATAAATACAGCTTCTTCTTAAGTTCACGGAGGTCTACTTCATCTTCATGCAGATGCCACATGGAAGTGAGATGCTGAAGCTCATCATAATATTGAGAGATGCCAATTGCACGCATTTTAATATGCTCATTCTCCACAATTTCATCAAAGATTACACTTGGGTCGGTGACAATATTACGAATAATATGAGTGTAAGAACGGGAATGAATTGTCTCAGAGAAAGACCAAGTTTCAATCCAAGTTTCCAGTTCAGGAATGCTCACAATTGGTAGCAGAACTGTGGTTGGCCCACGTCCCTGAATGGAATCAAGCAGGATTTGGTAACGCAAGTTGCTTGTGAAGATGTGCTTCTCGCATTCAGGCAGACTGGCATAGTCAATTCGGTCCTGGCTAACATCAACCTCTTCAGGTCGCCAAAAGAATGATAACTGCTTCTCGATTAACTTCTCGAAGATGCTGTACTTCTGTTGGTCATATCGAGCAACGTTAACGTTCTGACCAAAGAACATTGGCTCTAGTAGTTGGTTATTCTTGGTTTGTGAAAAGGTAGTGTAAGCCATTACAGATTTCCTAGATACTCATAGAATTTATGTCCACCATAGCGGCCCAGACCTTTGACATTCTTGAAGTTGCACTTCTCCGATGCTGTACAAAAGTGAGTTGCTTTGGTGATAGAGGGTTGATTAAATAGTACAAAAGAGATTGCAACATTAATGGTGTCCAGAACTTGTTGTTGTTCTGTGGCATAATTAATCTTTGCTACATGCTTCCATTGAGCATTCTTCTTCTTTGCTTCTCGTGTCCATGCAAATTGATTGCGTTGGTAGACAACATTACAAACGGTGTTAGCGAATGGCTTCCCGAACTCTGTTCTATTACGGACGACATTAGCTACCAGAATCTTTCCATGTTTATCTTCACCACGAGCTTCGTACCAGATTACTTTAGTATAGCATTCTAGCTCTTTGCGTTGTGAAGAAGATAGTTTCAGACTTCCATTTAAATAGGAATGACTTGCAAAATCTGTAATAGCAGAATTCACTGCCCCAACCGAAGCTGGGGCGTTGATGTGAACTAAAGCTGTCAGAAGTGCAAGAACTTTGAATGATAGCATTCGAGTTCCTTATCATTTCATCGTGCCTTCTTGAACCACGTCAAAGGATTAAGTTGTTTGATTGCGCCAGAGAAACTTTCCCTGACAGTTGTGATAATGAGGTTTGCACCAATCACACCGATAACAATCGCAAGAACTAACTGCATAGTGACGTTAGTCGTGAAAGTCTCAAATGTGCCAGCGACCTGAAATGCAAACAGGCCGATTAAGCTGCATAGCGTCGCATCCAGCAACGCCTTGCTTAAACCCTCACTCTCGTATGCCCCACGGATTAGAGCCGTCAGGCCAGCCAGCAATCCATGCCAAACGCCGTATTGGTGCATGAGGTCGAGAAACATCTGAATGGATAAGCGTTCCATGATTTCCTTAAGCCACTCGTTTCCAGAGGGCATAGTAGTGAGATGAGTTACGGACGGTTAAGGCAGTACCGCCGCCAGTTGCATCCGATTCGTTGGAGCTAGGTGCACCAGTCGTCAGGGCAGTACCGCCTGTGTTAGCAGCACTGGAGCCACCACTTGTGCCTGTGAAGTTAGGCAGGTCTACAGAGTGCGTGTGAGCGCCAGCAGAGTTTGCAGTACCACTAACACTATGTGTGTGAGCACCGTTGGTTGAAGTCTTAGGATACTGGTTGTTACCACCATCAAGCCAGTCCTGGCGACGCGACTTGTTACCAACAGTAACAGAGCCATACTGCGTGTCGCCACCATGCTCCCATGCAACGCCCTGGTTGTGGTTGTGGTTCCCAGCAGAAGCAGCAGTGCCACTCAAGCTGTGTGTGTGAGCACCAGCCGAACTCGATGTTACCGCACCGTGGTCGTGGTTTATTGAGTGCGTATGGGCCATAGTGTGCGTGTGGGACGCAATAGAGTGGGTATGGTTACGCATGTTGTGGGTGTGTGATGGGAGGTTGGCTACAGCGATTGATGCAGAATCACTGCCAGCTACAGAACCAATCTGTCCATCGGTAGCTCCAGCCACAGCAGAAGTTGCAGCACGAACAGCACGACCATCTGTGATTTGTTGCCACACAGTTCCTGTGAAGGAGTTGTTTGGGTTGGTGGCGTTATCAAACTTGAGAACAATACCAATCGGATAGATGGCATTATAAATGTTGTTGGCATTTATAAACTCCACCCACGGGCTAAAACTTAAATCGGCCGCCGTCGTGCTTCCACTTTGGCCGCGCACCCACATACGAAGGTCTTGCCAGTTTGTATATCTTTGTGTCACACGACCCGCAGAGCCTACGTTTGTTGGAATAACCTCCAAAGTACCTGCTTGCGCACCTGGAGGGTAATTATTTGCAAGTATGGCATAAGCGTTGTATGACTGGTAATACACTCCAACACTATCCATTCCTGTAAGGGTGTCGATATTTATATTATCCAGGTTGGTACTAGACTTCATATAGTGCTCTTGCACCAACGCGTCTAAAGAATAGCCTTTAGCCATTTTGAATCCTATAAGGTTGAGATTTGTTTATCTGTTAGTGCCGAGTCCCACAACCTAAAAGCCCTAATAGACATTCTAGAGTTTGTGGTAGCCCCAACCATAGCCCATTTAGTTATAAATGGCGCTCTCTCCACTGCAACACCAACTTCTTGCTCTTTGTAGAATAGCAGTGCACCGTTTACAAACACCTTCATAGTGCTTCCAGAAAGTGTTGCCGACACCCTGTTCCACACACCTACGGTTTTCAAATCTTGGGAGATTACACCCTGCAATATTACAGCAATACTTCCTGCTAGGCTCCTGTACCTAATGGTAGTATACCCATTGTACCCAATGGTGATATTGAAATCTGCGGTGCCGAAACTTAGCTGCCAGTTGCCATCACTTGTATCAGACTGTGACACCCTCATAACATCGGCACAGACCGTCATACTTGGGCCAGCAGGGAGTTGTGAAGAAGCGTTGAATGACTGTGATGGGCTGGTTGGTGAGCTGTCGAATGTTAGAGCACCACCAGATGATGCCAAGTACATAGGCTCGGAGTTCCCGGTACTGAATGTTCCTGTGCCACGAAGTATGTTTACAGAACCTATTAGTGCCATTTCATAGTATGGCGCTTCTACTGCATATTCAGACTCTTGTGCAGCTTTCAAGTCTGGGAAGATAAGTTCTGTGACTATCCGGGACTTGCTTGCAGCAGTTCCTGCTTCGGGATTCCCTGTCGTACCGTTAATACCTAGTAAGTAGTTGCCATTCTTCAACCATAGTCCATTGTCTTGCAACAGTTGTGCAGTTTTGGACTCATTGAAGTATGCAGTTGGCATAGTAACCTGACCAGTATACTCACCACCAGTTACAGGAACAGCACCAACTTGAACAGCAGTTAAGTTGTGTGGGTTGTTGTAGTCTGAGGCGTGGGCCAACACCATTGCACGGTAGTTTGAAACAAGCGCATCCATTTCAGCACGGTTATATGTACCAACCTGTGCAGCAGTTACTTGGTGTGGGTTTGCTCGGTTTGCAATGTGGTTATTGATTGCAGACACAACAGAGTCATAATTTGCACGAGATACCTGAATGGCGCTCGGACTCCATTGAGAAGGGTTGACACTTGGTGCTAAAGTCTTGCTTGGGTTTGTTACAGTACAAACATAAATAGTTTTGTTTGTTTCGTCCCAAGCCAAACTGCCAACACCATAAGAAACATCACCACCCCACTCGAAGATTCCACGTTCCGCCTGAGCAAGCATTGTGGTATCAACTTTGTACTGCAAATAGTTTAAAACTTGATAGGTTGGTATCTCAGCAACCCAACCTTGGAGATACTTTGCATCCCCTGGGTCACGTCTGGCAACAGAGTTGTTTGAAGTCCAGACGCGGTTTAATTCAGGACGAAGCGCCATTATGGCCTCACTAACATTGATTTCTGATAAGCGGTTAACGTTGGGTAGCAAGTGATACTTACGATGTAAGCAGCATCAACTATTCCAAGGTTCGTAAGGAGTGTGTTAAGGCTTGTATACCCACCAGACGGAGCATCAGAGTTACCTCTCCCAAGAGTACCGGAAGCATTTCTTGTAAAGGCCACTATTGTGGTTGGACAAGAAACATCAAATCCGGAGAAGGTTACAGTATTGTCATCAATCTTCAACCCACCCATAGGGTGAAATGCTGGTGTTCCCGTTGTTGAAATCTTCCAACCACGAACAGAGCAAGCATCATTAATACTGGCAGATAGGTTCATGCTCAAGTATGGTGTTGGGAGTGCAAATCTGTTTCCCCAACGGATTTGAAACTCTGAGTAATTCAGCTCCGTCATCACGGGATATTCTTCACCACCAACTATGCTCCAGATAACATTTCCTAGAGCATCAATAGACAGAATACGATTACCACTACGAAGTTCCAAACGACCTGTTGCACCGTTCATACTGACAGTGTTGTTTGTTGCAAACCCCATCCCAGCAAGGAATGACACAGGACCAGTGAATGTACCACCAGATATTGGAAGAGTCCCAACCTGCTCTGGAGTTTCCTGGTGAACACGACCTTGTTGCAATTTATGATAAACAATTGTTTGTGGGTCGGTAGGACTTCCGAATGCAGCATCCAGATACTCTTTGGTGCGACTCTTATCTGTAAGTGTCTCAACTGTATCTTGGTGAGGGTTGGTTGCTGCCATGTGATTATCATAAATGAGTTTCAATGCTGCAACATCATTTAAATAATCGACAGTCTTCATGTCCAGGATTTGTTCCCAACCGGAGGCAACCTTAATTTGCACAACACCATTAAGGACAGACACTGCACCAGTTTGATATGTAACACTGCTATCAAACTCTGCCACACCAGAGAAGAGTAAAGACATAATCTTTAAATCGCTAATCTGTGTTAAGAAGTTCTGCCATTCGTTTGGAGGCTTCTCAGCTTCCCATCCCATGTCTGCATATCGGTTTGCAACGTAACTTGGGTTGGTTGTGTCTAAGTCTGGGTCAGCAACTTCACCATCTTGCGCCCAGGGAAATTGGAAAGTTAAACGATTAGTCATTATGTCTCCGGCGGGAAGTCTTTAGAACTGAACACCAGGTCGATAACGCCATTATTATCTTCAAGTGTTACAGTGATTCCAACAGGTTTAAATCGTGGAATCATGTGAGCCAGCATAACCTTGTCTGCAACAGATAAACTCTCATGGACAATATAATCCATTCGCTTAAACCCTTCTCTAATTTCAAGGTCTAAGTCTCGTCCAATTACAAGTTCAAGGTATGTAATGATTTGTTCGATGTTACAGTTGCCAGTGATTTTGGTAATCCTGGCACGAATAGCATTCTTAAGTTGCTCATCGGTACGAACGAAGTCACCGGAGTCTTTGTCATAATCTGACTTAAGTATGCCACCAACATCTGGGTCGTTGTCATCACCTGCTGGGTATGCAGACGGGTCACGATAGAAGCCAAAGTATCCGATAGCTTCAGCGCCAATAATTGTACGTTCAGTGCCAACAATGTAGGCAATGTCATCAACCATGACGCCAAAGGAATCTGCAAGGTAACGATACTTTACAGAGTCGGACATGGCTTGTTTAACTTCAGCAAACTCTTCAATGAAGATTGAAATGTACTTCTTTAAGTTTGGCGAGTTGTAATACTGAGATAACAACATCTCCAAGCCATGTTTAGTAGCCATGTTACACCGTTACGTCAGTGAATGAAATGTTAGCTTCCAGACCTTGTGCACGTTTATCAATGTCTAGTTCAATTGTTGCAGTGCTCGTTGGGTTTGAAGACAAACCAATGAACAATGAATCAACTTCGATATACTGTACAGCAGACATAATCGGTCCGAACATGTTTGACCAAACTACATCATCACCAGGTTGTAAGCTGTTTAAATATGCAATGGCAGCTTCCTGCAATCTTTCGGCAGCATCGTTAGAACTAATGTTTGCAGAAGCGCGACGACGGAAAGTACCTTTGACAAAGATTGGGGTACGAACTGGACGACTAAACTTGATTGGATGCGGGTAGCCACGAGAGTCATTGATTGTGATTTCAATGTCACCATAAGTAGGAACACCACCAGTTTTGGCATTATAAATGCGTCGAGCAATATCGTTACTCGTGCCACCATCAACTACAACGAAGACAGTGCCTGGAGGCTGACTGCCAATAGCAGCATCGGTATCATTATCACGAACACGAATGTAATCAATATCGAGGTCAGCGAGTGAAGCATAGATGGCTTCTGCCGTTGTGGCCGAATTGACTGCCGTTGTTTTGTCACGGCGTGCTCGGAGTTCTGGGTCTGATTCATAGTCAACACCAGTTGTACCAATTGTTGGGTTGGTTACAGACGTCCAACCAGAAATCGGAGTTAGAATGTTAATGATTGTGTCGGCAGCAATGTAGTATTCACCAGGCTCGGTTGCAATAGCAGTAACATCGCCAGGTAAGGTTACATCAGTATCCAGCCTGAATTGGCGACTGCCATCACTTACAAGCGAGCCAGCAGGAACCAGAGTGCCAACAGTACCATCGCAATACACAGTTGCTTGGGATGGTTTATTAACATATCGCTTAGTATTGGTAAGTTCGCAAACATTATCAAGTCCGACTCCTTCAACAGCGCCAGGTCGATATGCGTTGAACACTTGCTGGGCCTGTTCCCAACACGATGCAATCTCGTCTGATACTATTCCAATAACCTGCCCATCTGGGGACTCAGGACTTACATCGAAGTTGGCACCAAACGCTGCAATGAATTTGTTATTAAGGCTTTTAACAACTTCTGTAACGGGCTTTCTTACGAACCCGTCTTCTGTTACACCATATTGTATTGTAGCCATGTTACAGTTTCCGAAATATCGCCATAATCAGAGATGGCTACGAATGAAATATTAAGTTGGCGAGTTCTGAAATCAGCATCAATGTCAATAGACAAGAGTTGCTGAACACCCTCAGTACCACGAATAATGTTTGCAACTGCCGACTCTATATCAGATACACGGACCTGCTTAGTGAAAATGGATTCATACCAAGGAAGACCAATAGTATCATCCAAAGCCCACTCGCCAAATAATGTCAACAGTCTGCACTTAACCAGCTGAGCCACCTGAGTGGCCCCTGATATACGTGTTGCACCACGCCCAATAATAATGTCGTGGTTTGAATCTAAAGCTAAATTACCAGCCATTATTTCATCGGCCCAACATCGCCGCCTTCTGGGTTAGTGTGGGTGTGACCATCAACCTTAATACCATTAAGGGTGAGGGAGCCAGTTTGAACCATGTTGCCGTCCATCTTGAAGTTGCCAGTGAACGTTGCAGTAGAACCATCTTTGGTTCCAGATACAGCCATGCCACCTAAAACAGTTAACGATTTGGTGACTGTTGTGTCGCCGTCCAGTGTAATCTGCGGCGCTTTAACTGTTGCTTGCGACGTAACTTCAATTAAAATCTCCGAGTCTTTCGTGATTTGAATCTTGGCAGCACCCGTAATGATTTCGATTAAACCACTTGAGTGCATTGTCAGTCGCTGGCTTCTATCTGCGTTACGAAGTTCTGTAACCTCGCCAGCAAATCCGGCAATAACTTTTGGAATTGGCTGAGTACCAATTGTGCATACGGCAGCATTGTGCGAGAACAATTGACTGAATGCTGGTGAAGGTCTTGAACCAATCATGCCAGCAACATCCTTGTTCTCTGATAACCAGTGGTCGATGCCACGTTGTGAGAAGTGTACATAACATGGAGTGCCATCAGGAACAGGGTGGGTTAAACTCCAGCCACCACCCTGAATAAACTGAACAGGAACTCCCTGCAATCTTTGCTTAGGTTGTAATGTATATGCTTCTGCATAACCAACAAATAAGTTTTCAATTGCAAGCTGCACTTCACACGTTTGTGTTACGGCATCGAAATTGTAGATATGCCCTGGATAACTGGTATTAATATCTGGAGCATTTTGATTGTTGTTATGACTAGCCACGTTCAAGAACACTCGCATCAATAACGAACAGTGAGAGTTGTTTGTAGCTTACAACCTCTTGTCCAGGGAATACCGTATTTGTTGCATACATGTTTGGAAGTGGTGTCGAGTATTGTTCAAGAATATCAACACCACAACGGATAGGGATTCCGAATATTTTATTCGTTGCTCCCCAAGCCAGGTCAAACATGTAGCAGTTCAAGTACGAGTTTAAATAAAGGGCAGACATTTTAACTGTGACGCCAGAGAACTCGAAGGATACATCCTTGGAAACATCAAACGGGACAGTCTTCACATAGCCTGTAGGAAGTAGGCTAATGATTTCATTAAATGCCTGTGCTTGTGTTTCAGCGTTTGTCACAGGAGAACACCCTTAACAGAAGATACTGGAGAATTGAGTAACTCAAGTTTGCCTTTAAGGTTGGCAAGTTGTGTTACAGAAGATGCGCCAAATACATCACCTAATCCTGGAAGAGGAACACCACCAAGCGCACCCATCCCTAAGTTTGTTGCAGTCTTAGCAAAGTCGGAATAGTCGTACATTGATTCCATTGCCTTTCTTGCCTCCACCGCCAAGGCATCCGTGCCTATTGTTTGAAGCTCTTCCAACAGAATCTCAACTGCCAGCATTGCTGAAGTGTTCTTGTCGTGCTTCGCCTTAATGGACGTCACTACACAGTTCAGGTACGGGCCGAGTATTGTGGATATGTAGAGCTTCTTTCCCGTTGTTCGGAAATTGTTAAACAAATCGTAGGTTGATTGAATTCGGTTGCTTGTTTCAAATGTTGAAGCAACAGCACCAATTGCACTTCCCATAACAGACAAAGCTGGGGAGTTGAAGATTGCACCAGTTGCTACAGACAAGCCTTGTAGTGAAGCAGACCACATTGAGGAGTTCTGCATGTTGACAGCAACAGCAGTCAGCTTCAAGACTCGGTTCTGGTTAATAACATGGTCGCTTACAAGAAAGCCAGAGCTTACAGGGAACTTGGTTACAGTTGATGCGGCTTCGTGTTCCTCGCTAACCATTGCATCAAATTTAAAAGAACTAAAACTTTCTGGAAGAGAATCGCCAACAAGCGGAATACTTTCCAGTGCACGAGATATGCCACCAGTTATGCTACCAAGGAAAGAGTCATCATCTTCCTTTTGGTCAACTACTCCGTTGGACCACATAACAATTGAAGGGTGATGCCCATAACTAAAGTTCTTGAGAACACCAGCAGCACTATCAATTAAGTTTGTATCGAAAATAGACATTAGAATGACTCCATAGCCATGCCACTATTGGCATACATCTCTTGCCACGCAGCCTCTTTACCACCCATCATAGTATTGCCACCAAGGATTGCAGTGATGGAAGTCTTATAATCAATGGCGTGTGTAGAACCTTTATGAACAACTTCCATGATGAAGTATTTATCTTCAACAGCCCAACGAAATACTGATTGGTCAGTATTAAGAACAATACCATCACCTTGTATTGCAGTCACACCATTTGCAAGAAGTTGTGTTCCTAGGAGTGGTGACACATCCAGAATCATGCCTGGTTGGTATGTTGGGTTCAGGAAGGTGCTAAGTGTGTAGGTGCAGATTCCAGCAACAGGGTTCCCAATAACAGAGTTGGCATCCAACTTGATTGGTTCACGGTCTTTGGACATTCTGTTTACTGCATCTTTATCCCCAAAGGTATCTGGGAATATTTGAATCTCGCCAGTGGTTACGGAGAACAGGAGGTTGTATTCTCCCAACATCGCACGAAACTCAATAAGGAATGTATCGTGGAACACACGACCACGAGGCATAACTTGATTCATTACTTCATCTTCTACGCCAAATGTGGAAATGGTATTAAAGCCATAATCCAAACACATAGAGCGAATAGCATCCTTCAAGGTTGACCCAGGAGGAATTGCTTTCATTTGGGAGAAGTCGGTTGATGCACCATACGCTTTCGAAATACAGAATAGCTGCGTAACATGTTCAGGAGGCTTTCTGTAGCCAACTGCGTTCGTAATTATCCCGGAGAAAAGCGTAGGTAGTGAAGTATTTACTTCGATAACATTGCTAGAAGATTCGGACCTTCGGTAGTTCTTAACGCCACCAGAAGAAGCGCCACGTTCATCTTCCGCATACCCTGCACGAATTTCGATATACATATCTCCGTAGGACTTATCCTGCAAGAACTTAACTTCTTCCAAAGACAAGTTGAACAGAGTTACGTTTGCCGTATCGGCGGGCCACCCAACAGTAGAACGAACTTCGAAATCAATTCGATGTGATTTGAATATCGTCTGCACACTTGGGTCATCTTTACGAGAAACAATTATCTCAACTCTGCGCATCCACGGCATTGCGATATACCTATTGAAATTAATACACGTTCAACTAATGTAAAGGAAAGCTGGGGATTTCTCCCCAACTCCTTATCTTCTTTGTTGCGCACCATTGTGCATGTTCATTTGCTGAGTCACAGTCTGACCGCCAGGAACAGCTACAGTGGCAGATGCAGTTTGGTTATTAACCTTCGCATCAATCTTCACGTTAACAGTGGTTTGAGCTTGACCATAGGAGATACCATTCCGTGTGAATCCAGTCGCACCTTCATCCAAGCCTTCGGAAGACTTAGCCCAATCACGATACGCTTTAACTCGCTTCTGAGCCTGAGCCGGAACAGCACTGAGCCAATCCATTCCAAACTTATCGACAGCCTTGTCAACAGTTCCAGCACCATCCGTGTAAGCAGCCATTGCTTTCTCATGGTCGCCACCGAATCGTTTGTACATCGCATCGTAGTATTCACGACCAACACGAGCATCATCTTCAGGACTTCCATCAGAAGGTTTGATTCCATAACCTGGGTCACGAGCAGTAGAAGGAAGAACCTGCATGATTCCACGAGCACCAGTTGGGCTTGTAACTCGTGTACCATCCTTGTTGTATTCCCTGCCACCAGACTCTTCACCAGCAATAAAATCATAAACGTTTGCAGCAACTTGTCGGGCTTGGCTGTATCCAGAGTTAGCAGCACCAGCAGCAGTGCTTCCAGCTTCGAACAGTGCAGCACCATGAGATAACACACTTTGTGGCACGTTATACCCTGGCAGGAGCTGTGCGCGCTCCACCTGCAACATTTCTGATTGGGCCATACCTTCGGCAAAGTCAGAGTTTCTGCCGCTTTCTACCACCGAACCTGCTCGCTCATGGCTGTATTCCGTGCGGTCGTATGCTCTCGCCATACCCTGTAGGCCAGCCATCTCGGCAGCACCAGCGATACGGGCCTGACTCCAGCCACGTTCCTTGCCCCTTTCCTGCATAATGCGAGCTAAGGCCACGGGGTCGCCGCCAGTCGAGCGAATATCACCTATGGTGAGCAATCCCCTACTGCCACGAACAATGTTCACAGCGGCACTGGGGTCGCCGTTAAGCATGGTGTTGTAGGCACTATGTGTGGTTTGATTCAAACGGTTAGCTTGCTGGGAGTTTAGCCCCAACATTTCCAAGCCTTGCGACATGGAAGAGTATTCATTTGGATTAGCTACGCCAGCGTCAAGAGATTGACCAATGTAATCATTCATGAAGTCAGCAGCTTCGTTACCAATCTGAATTGCACCAATACCAACTGCCGCCATACGTCCAGCAGGAGTTGCCATCAGTGCTTGCATCACACCGTTTGATGCAGAAGATAAGCTACCACCAGCGATGCCAGAAGCAAGTGCACCACCTGCCTTTCCAAAGTCATCGCCAAAGTTTCCACCCGCCGAGAAATATCCTCGACCACCGCCGCCACCACTGCCGCCACCATTTGCTGCATCGAAACGTTCCTGATTCCAACCAACAGTGGAATCTTGTTTGCCATCGAAATCGGCATCTACACCAGAGATACCTTTCTGTTTGTTTTCTTCCTGTGCCGCTAAGATACCACGCTTAACAGAAAGGGCCATTGAGTCATTACTTCCATCACCAACTACAGCTGGGAAGTTTTGCTCGTGCATAACAAAGTTTGGTTTGTAGTCAGAAGTGCCGCCAGGATTTGGGTCGAAAGAAGGACGAGAACCAATGAATGGGTCTTCTGACGTACCAGCAGCAGGACTAAACCCACGATTAGAGCGTTGCTTAACATCCTTCCAGATGCCATCACCCACCACTGCACTACGAGCACCAGCGACAAGTTCTTCTCGGTCTAGTGAAGGATTGTTTCTAACAAACTCTCGCCCAGCATCAAGACGACCAAGCACAGAATCAAGACGATTTCGGTTTCTTTCGTACCATCCTTCGTCCTTCTCAATCCATTGCGAACGGGTTTCGTTGTTGATAGTTTGAGAGAACAGAGCGCGGTTACGACCAGATACGTGCATACCAAATTGAACTTGGTCCATGTAGTCTGGATGGTCGCCACTAAGAAGGTCAGCAAACTTACCAGCCCTTTGCGGATTCTTATGCTCCCAAATGGCGTCATCACCAATAAGGCCGTCAGGAGAATACATAAAGGCGGGATAGTTGTCATTTGTTATAGCGCCAGTTTGAGCAATATTGAATCCAAATTCCTTACTTACGCGAGCGCGTGCTTCTTCTTCCGTTCTGTGACCATCAGCGAACATCTTCTTAGTGAAATCGCTTGGCTCTTTACTTCTGGATATTCCAAGTTTGTCAACCATTCCAGCCCAAGGTCGGGTGTATGCGTTGTTACCAAGGAACGTGCCAACTGTAGAACCAGTTACGTCGTACTGCTTACGAAAGTCTAACCACTCTTGACTACCTTGCTCAAGGTCATGGAACTTGATTGGAGACTCGGACTTTCCAGTTCCGTAGTCTGATACATCCCTGAATCCTGCACTATCCATGTTTGCAATCGCAAGTTCTTCACGACGCATTCTGGCAGAGTTCCAGTTGGTTGCTTCACCAAGTTGTGCAGTAAACTCTGTAGAAGTTGATTGTGAATCCTTAACAATCTTCTGTGACGCAGACTTCATTTCTGGAATGCGAATAGGTTCAGCATCCATTTTGTCATAAGTGTTTTCGAGAATTGCCCGAACACTTGATGCAGAATATGAAGGTTCGTCAGCAAGCTCTGACTTAAGGTTGGCATATCCACTACGAGCTTCTTCCAAATCAGCATAACGAGTAGCGGAATCCATAATCATGTCACGGTCAGATACTTCATGACGCGTGTTGTTCATTCCGGTTTTGCCAGAGTAAACTTTAGCAGCAGACTTAACAGCCTCGCTAATAGATGAATATAATGCCTTGCTTGGTTCGCTCCAACCAGTGCCACCAGTTAATGATGCAGTGAGGGAATATTCTGGATTGATGCCAGAGCCATAAGAACCAAGTGGTAAGCCAGACGCATTAAGAGGTTGGCGAGGATGTGAAATGCCAGCAACAATTGATGGAGAGCCAATTTGCGGAAGTGCATCCATGTATGAAATATGTGGGGCCGATTTATTTCCTACATTAGAGGCAGCGGTATACCCAATCTCCTTAAAGGAGGAAGGCAACTCTTGTTCCAGACGTTTGGCAACTCGACTAATGTCTCTTGCGTATAATTCATGACTTGCATATTGCTCACGGTCAACATACATGTGGGCCATGTAGTTATAAGAGTCAGCAATGTTTCCACGGTTGGTGGAGTATTCTGCCATAATATCCCCAGTGTAATGTCCTGGGATTTCCGGCATAATATCTTGATGCCCTTGCAAAGTATCTCGCATATAGGCATTAAGCATATTGAAGTTGCCCTGCGGCAAGTTTGGATTGGCTTTCGGCATGTGCATCCACACATCATCTGTGTTGACACCGAGCCTTTCCATGTATGCATGAACTGCTTCTACATGGTGTTGTGGACCGTTCATTGCATTGTGAAACGCTTCTGTGTAACCAGCTCCTGAGAGCATTTGAGCCACATGAGCAGCGTCTGAAATCATGGATGAATCCCCAAAAGATTCTGTATAAACTTCACCAGTATCTTCGAATGTTCCACCCATTAATTCTGCATTTGTTTCCATCCATCCAGAAGCAGCACTCGCACTAAGTTGTTGAACCATGTGCGACTTCTTCATACCAGCATGGAAAGTCAGACCGCTCTGTGCACCAAGAGCAATTAACTCGCTAGTGCCTAACTTCATTAAATCTTTTTGATTAGCCATTGTCTTCTTCTACTGGTTCGAGTTTCTTACGCAAATCGAGAATGTCATGGAATAACAACAAATCTATTAAAGAATAAGTTCCATCTTGCAACTCACGAAGAGTACAGAGGGAACTATCTTCAATAATAGGACGATGCAGAAAATACTTTATGTCTGGGAACAGGGATACTAAACTGTCTCCGGACTCGAATTCTTCTGCTCTGCCAGCTTGGATGCTTCCTCCGCCTCCAACCGTCTCTGTTCGTTGATTTCGAGCCCTTGCTTGAAAAAATCAAGGAAGTTTGCTTCAAGAACAAATGCAAAGACGTGGCAAGATAACATTAATTCGCCGTTGAATTGCATATCATATAAAGCTGGTTTGATTTCTTGACCATCTTTAGACGACTGCATACTGATAACACGTTTGAATAGTTCTGTGAATACGGTATGCTCCACTTGCTGCATCAGGTAGATAATATCAGCGAAGTTATATTTGCCTTCGATGAATGGAAATACCCGTGAGCCAATCTTGCTTACCAACTCCGCGTGAAGAGACAGTGCAGCCGAAGCCGACAGTTGTCGAACAACGACTAGCACTGGTTCACCTTTGGAGTTTGTGAATTCACGTTGTAGCAATTCACAAGCCATGATTACTCCAAATAATTAAACGCCAATTTCAGGATAAGAGCCAGTCTTAATCTGAAGACGTTCTACAAAGATAGCCCACACGTTAGACGTGAAGCTAACGCCACGCTGGATAGCGGGCTGTTGCAGAATTGCGCCGTTAACACCGTTAACAAGAACATCACCCATCTTGTCAACAATCTGAATCTGGAGCGGAGTCCAAAGAGATTTGTTGCCAGACAAGCCAGTTGCTTGAGTGAGCTGAGCACGGTTGTACAGAATCTCGTTCCAGTCTGCGGTTTGCAGAAGCGGGAACGTGATAGTACCAGACAAGTCAGCCGTGGTAGCCACAGCCAACTTACCATATGCGTCAATCACTGGCAGGTGTTGAGGTGCGTTACGACGAGCAGTGATGATGGCGTTACCAGAAGTAAAACCATCTACACGAGCACCGTCGATAATGAGGTCGGTATTATAGAAAGAATATTGTTTCACTTATCGCACCCTTACTGAACGAAGTTGCCGGAGATAACTGCACCCTGCAATGCGCCAGAGCCAATTGCAATGAAGGAAGTACCTTCCCAGATTCGAGCACCTTTCTGCGACTGCATCAGTGCCAAGTCGGTAGACAATACTTTATAACCATCTGCGTAGAAGGTTCCTTCGTTGTCATAACCTGGAGCGATTAAGCCATTGGTTACAGCCAGTTCCAGTGCCAGAGTTACTTGCTGGTTGACCAGAGCAACGCCAGTGTCCGTCCAAGGAATCTTGGTAGTGGAAGTGTAGAACAGGTTGAACACGTTCGCGCGAATCTTGGAGGTTAACCAAGACACACCCTGAACAGTATCGAACCAAGTACCGTCAGCCATCTTGCCGTTGTAGAACATAGTGTTCCCACCAACGTTGATGAATGCGTTACCATTTACACGTTCGAGAGCAGCAAGCTGGTTCGGAGACAGGTCAGCAGTCTTGATAGCCGGACCTTGTTTGAATGCCAGAACAAGCGCAGAGTTTGCAACGTTGAAGTTGACAGTTGATGCACGACCCAGGATAGAGATTTCTGGATATTCGTCGCCATTATCAGACGCATCATACACCAGCAAAGTACGCTGGAGGTTCTGTTCTTTGGCACGCTTGAAGCTAGATTCAGCACCAACAACCAGAATCTGAGGGTCAGAGTCTGCCCAGCCAAATACTTTCTCGTTTGCTTCTGCCCACTTAGCAACAGTCATCTGGTTATCACCAGCAGCGCCACCACGATACTCACGGTCAATCGCAACGAAGAAGAAGTTGTAAGTGGAGTTCAGGATTGCAGACAAGTCAGAGCCGATAGACTGTTCATCGTTGCCCTGGACAAATACAGGACTTGAGTTTGCATCCAGCTTGAAAGCACTTGCAGCAGTACCGTAAACATCACCGATAACAGCAGTGTCACCAGTCAGGTTGGTAGTGATTTTAAACACACCAGTGGTCTGAGAGACGGTTGCCGGGATATTAGCAGTTACAAATGCAGCAGTCATTGTAGCAGCAGCACCAGCGAAGTCTGTTACGGTAGAGAAGTTGATAGCGTCAGTGTGCATATCAACGCCATTGATGTTGATGGAGATAACACCAGAAGTTACATCTTTAATGTCGTCCAGGTTTGCAGCAGTAGAAGCAGTGACAGTACCAGCAGTTGCAGGAACTACGTCTTCATGGGTGATTGCACCAACCAAGAAATACTTCGGAGTAGGTTTCTGAGAATACCATGCCAAAGCTGCATTGTAGATTTCACCAGACGGGAAATCAGCAGACACCGCAGCCATGCTCGTATATTGACGAACAGGAACTACTTCAGCAGCAGTCGGTGTAAACTCTTTAGAGAGAAAGAGTAAAGGACCAAAACCTTCCACAGCAACAGCGTTCGGACTAACCGCGATGTTTACCTGGATGATGTCGGAAATTGGAATTGCCATTTAGATTCCCTTTATGAGGATGGGTTCGTTGCCATCATAGAATATGCCGCCAACACTGGCATCAGACATTGTACCGATTGGCATAACATCTTCACGAAGAACATTAAATTTCATTTGGATTCCTTCACGGAATTCCCAATTCGTTTCAAGTGTTGTCGAGGCAAGATTCAATTGGGTTTTGTCCAGTGCAGCAAAGCCTTTGCTCTTAAGCACGGCCAGTACATCAGGACGGAAGAAGGAATTATCAAACTTCACATACTCACTCCCGCGACGCGAGAAGAGAATATAGAAAGTCAGTATTCGAATTCCTCTTGTTACAAATACTTCCTCGCCATTACGAACTTCGATACGAGTTTCATCGAAGCCAGGATTAACAGATGACGCACATTTAATTGCGGCATAGTTATCAGCAGGTCGAGGTGCGTTTAATTGCATCTCATAAGAGAAGCGTGGAATGCCAACGCAAACATCCACAATATCTTTCATTGCCTGAATGTCGTCGTCATAAATCATTTCTCTAACTCCTTGGCAGCAATTACTTCATAGAAGCCAGCAGCATTATAGTCAGAGACTGAGACAACTTTGTAGCGTATGCCGTAGATAATCAACACAGACTTCATCGGCATTTCGGTTCGGGAATGTACTTGCATGAATGCTGGTTGGCGTTCACCAATTTCCGTGGCCTTCAATGTTTGACCACTTACCCCAGAATCACGGTCGCCGTAAGGTATGGGAGTACATCGGATTGGTTTGGCAGGTGCAAAAGTATCTCCTACCCAATTATTCTTATCGTCGTAATGCCCCTCTTGATAAACTTCGAGAAGCATTCGTGTTGTTGTGTAGCGATTAAATGCTCGACGTTGGTTAATCAAAACTGGAACCCAGGAGAAACCCTCGGCCCAGCAAATGCCATACGCCGCCATTGAATGTAACGTTGTCCGTAGACAGTTGACATGAAATCTGCTTCAACATACGGAATCGTTGAAATGATTCGGTCGCTAAATTCTACCTGTACATCGTCAACATCTGTACGACTTACAGGCATTGCTGGCATAGCAGCATCACCAGGCATTAGGTCATCAATTGTTGCAGACCAATGCGCTACCAGTGATGCCATTGCAGGGTCATAAAACCCACACCAACGCGATTCGATTGTACCCATTAGAAGTTTTGCATCTTCAACTAAGATATCAAAACGGCCTTGGGTCATGTCAGCCATTGCCGGATAACGCTTAACCAAATCGGTTAGTGTTATCATTTACGCCAACTTATCGTAGAGGGCCAGCTTAGCATCGTCGGACATGTCTTTGGTTGCAATACCATTTGCAGCGAGAACTTTCTCAACTTCTGGCATACCAACTTTAACACGCTCAACAATAGAAAGAGTACCTTTCTTGATTGCTTCGAGGACCAGGTTTACTTTACGAGTTTCACCAGTGTTGTAATACTCTTTGATTACAAGAGCTTCTTTACCAGTCTTAACATCAGCACCGATGTTGGAGTCATCCAGCGGAACTACTTCTTCACGCATTACTTCAACTTCAGTTACAGAAGAGGTCAGTGCTTTATACACTGAGTCATCCAGTTCTACAGTAGCGCCACCAGGAATGTGTACAAAATCCAACACAGCCTGGCCAGCCTTGTCTTTCTTGTAGAAGAAGAATTGAAGGTTACGTGTTTCGTTGTTCTTAATCTGCATTAATATTTCTCTTAGAGTTGTGGGCGAGATTGCTCCCGCCCTGATTTATTAGATGCCGGAGTTGATGCTGATTGCAGCCGGATACATAGTCTGGAAGCCAGCGAAACGACCACGGCCAGGTACTTCATAAATCAGGCCATGAAGCTGTACCGGTTGCCAGGTCAGCGGCAGAGGTTCACGCAGACGGAAAGTACGGTTGCCCATTGCATTGCGGCAAACAACAACGAAGCAATCAGAACCAGCATCGCCGTGACCTTTGATTGCGTTCAGACCCTTGATTTTATCGCGGGAGTTGATGAACTGGTTGTTGTCAATGAAGAACTGACCAATCGTCTTGTCAGACTGCTCAGAACGTGCAGTGTTGAAGATGTACTGCTCATGCTCAACAGGCATCCAGATTTCATCCGGGCGCATGATTTTCAGAGTAGAAGCATACATTGCAGACACAGCAGCAGTCAGGTCAGCAATAACTTCGGTCGGAGTCTTCTCGGCCCACTCGGTAGAACCGCCAGCACCCTGAGCAACAGTTGCTTTGGTGATGTCTGGGTTTTCGAAGAAGCCAACGAAGCCGTTAGCAGCATCGCCGTACCATGCAGCAGAGTTTACATACTGCTCGTAACCACGGATAGCAGCGTTTGCTTTACGAGTTTCCAGCGGCAGACCAGTTACAGCAGCAGCGGCAACTTCGTCAATGTCGTAGTCGAATGCAGTACCAACTGACTTAACAGTTACGCTGTATTCTTTACCAGAAATGCTGGACTTCGGCAGGTCGGTTGCACGAGCGTTGATTACCTGTGCTTTACCAACATGGTTGTATGAACGGTAGGTCAGGGTGTTAACACCAGGGCCGCCAGTCGTATCTACGCCGAAAGCTGCACGAGCTTCCAGTTCAGGATACAGGGTGTCGTAAGTTTGAGCTTCAATGAACTCAAGCTGACGTTGGAAGAATACTGCGTCGTCGTCGTTCAGGGGAACAGTACCAGAATCCTGAATACGAGCGATGGCGTCGTTCAGTTCGAATTCAGAACCGTCGGCCAGTTTAATCATCTTTGGCATGTAATTTAATCCGTTTTATTTGGTTAGGCGCAACTATTAATTGCGCCAGTACAATTAAGGCTTCGGCGTAATAGCGATTTCTTTAGTTGCAGTTACGCTAGGGGTTGTCTTGTTCGTTGCCGTAATTGTCGCAGAGATGGCAGTGGTTGTTTCGTTCAGGACAGTCACAGTGCCGTTTGCCGCCACAGAAACACCAGTCACAGCGGGAGTAACAGCGAAATCATAATCCGTTGCTGTAGAGTTGCCGAATGTAAACAGCTTATCTACAGTCACGGTGGCATCAGAAGAAGATGCGTCCGCAGTTACAATCGCAGCTACAGCAGATACTGTAGGTGCTGGAGGTGGCGTTACGGCTTTGGGACTACGTTAACCATGACCGGAATAACATCACCAGCGGAAGCAGGGTAACGAAGTGCAGTCAGGTTGGTAGCGGCAGTATAACCAGCGCCAACACCACCAAATTGACCAGTGGCAGATACACCAATGTCTTTATCGGTGATTGCAGTTACCAGTTTGACCATGATTGGGCCAGACAGCATAACGCCCAGAGGCCAGCCAGCTTTGATAGCGACAGTGCCATCACCAGGACGGGTAGCAGATTCGATGTTAATCTGGCGCATAGTAATGCCCAGAACAGTACCATCAGATTCAATACCAGGTTTAACCTGATTGTCAGCAGTACCTTGAATAACGGCCAGACCAAAGTTTGCCATTTCTTCTTCGGCATTGTAGGTCAGACGCTGGGAGTTAGTGGTAGCAAGACCGTACTGCTCACCTGCGTAAGCTGCACCAGTGTTGATAGACCAATCTTGTTTTGGCATTGTATTACCTTATAAAGAGTTGAAGCGTTCTAAACGACGTTTGTTTGCTTCGTCTGAAATAGATACTTTAGGTTTGCTATCTTCAGCAGCCTTCTTAGCAGAGAACTGCATAGACTGGTTCAGGGCATCACCCAGAGTAATGGAATCGCAGTCTTCAAGTGCTGCATCGAAACGAGCAGAGATATAATCTTCACTCTTATCGCTGAAGTCCTTGTCATGCAACTTATTAACTACAGCCAACTTAACTTGTGCATCAGTCTTTCCAGCAAAGTCCAGTTGTGAGAATTCGTCACCCAGGCGAGCAACATCAATTAACAGTGCAGTACGAGCAACCACACGCTTGTCTACCTCAGCCTGAATAGCTTCATCGGATAGGCGTGCAGATTCAGCATCTGCTAGTTTCTGCTCAAGTACAGCAACCTTGTCAATTGCAGCATCACGTTCTGCTTCAACTACATCAAACGTGGCTTTATCTACGATGGCAATCTCTTCACCAGAGTCGCCGATACGAGTTGTTTGAGCACGACCACGAACTACAATAGCAGCGTGGTTAGGAATGATGCGAACTTTATCAAAGTCTGCATCTGCATCTTGGCTTACTGCCAGTTCTGCATTGTGCCCTAAAGAGATTTGGTCAACGCCAGAATCAACTAATCGAATGGCTTGCTCGTCATTTAAAACGATTGATGCAGCCAAGAAAGAACCGTCAGCAACTGGACGACCTTCGATAAAGCCTTTCTGCAACTCTTTGTTGTTCTTAATGTTCACATCATCTTTCGGATGACCGATAGTTACCGGAATTGAGCGACAACCTTCGATGGTTGCTTCATCAAATAATACTTCCGGCTTGGTGCGAACACGGCAAATAGATTCTGGGTCCAAATGCTTGGCAATGTCACCTAATTCTTTTGCTTTGTACAGCATGATGCCAGTACGAGCAATGGTGCATTCTGCAATCATTTCACCAGAGTCACGTAAACGACGAGTCGTAAGTGTGGCTTTATCCGTTAACAGGACAACTTCACTTACGGTATCTTCGTCGTTAAGCTGAACCAGGTTTTGGCTTTGCTTCACTTGCGTTACCCTTTTGAATGTTTGGTGGTTTGGGATTTGGCTTACCAAGGTCACATGTTCCGAACACTCCTGCATGGAACATTACATCGTTTGCAACTTCGGTTGTTATGGTTCCGTTATTAACCAACAGGTCAACAGCGAATGCCAAATCTTTGGCTCGCTTCGCTTTCTCAACATTGGATTCAGGGAAGATGTCCAACCATTCATAGTCGTATTCTTCAATGCCAAAGTGCGCCTGAACAATCTTGTCTACCACATCTAAACGAGGGTCGAAGACAGATGTTTGCAAGCCAGTCAACAAGTCGATATAGTTTACGAGGTCAGATTCGCCCGTAGCATTCATACCGTCTGGAGATGCAGAAAGGAAACGTGTTGCCGGAATACCTACAGCAGCAGCTACAATCTTCAAGTATTCCCAAATCAAGTCCTTCACACCAGATAGTGCAATTGATTTGGTGTCATATTTCTCAGTGTTGTCGAGAATTAAAACATTATAAATACTTTTTGCCAGCTTCATGAGTTTGAAGCGTTTCATCACAGCAGCTTCACCTTCCGGTGATGTAAGCAGAGATTGTAAACCTTCGACAGTTACCACATCAATTGTGGCCTCTTGAGCAAGGCTGGCAGCAGCAGCGGCAGTTGTGTAAAACTGGTCAATCGTTTTCAGCAACGGAATAAGTACCGAATCAGAGTACCACATGTTACGTTGGAATTCGAACAGTGGGAGTTCAGTACCCTCGAATCGAAGAAAACGAGTGTAGTGGATATAGCCGGGATATCCAGCCAAAGTGTAATACTCTGGCAAACCATAGTGAGGACTCAAAGGGTCCAGAACCATAGTTCCTGCGGCAAATAAGCGTGAGCGGTCAATAACTCTCATGGATTTAATACATCCAGTCTTCAAGTTATCCAGACGTAATGGCGTATCAAGTTTGCCCGTCCCTTTCAGGTCGAGCAGAACAAATGAAGTCCCGTACAGCCTGGCCCATTGATATGCTTCACGGAACAGTTTACGGATTCGAAGTTTCTTATCCGCTTTACGTCCCTCTTCAGTATCAATATGCCGCCACTTACGCGTCATATCTTGAGGTATTACAGTGCAAACCTTCTGGCTTACCCAATCCTCACGGAAGCGGTTCATCAGTTCGCGATAGTTCGCGTTCTTATTTGAGAAAGTCCACTGGTTAAAAGTAGACTTATCCGCTTGGCCTCCTAAACCTGTTACAAGGTTCTCAAGGCCGTCTGTAACCTTTACGGCTAAATTGTTCTTTTTATCTTTGGAAGCCATTATTTCTTCCTTAAGATTGTTCCGTTACCTTTAACAATTTGAATCTTGTCGGAGGTATGGAGACGCAGATTAGATTCGTGTTTCAATTTAACACAATCGTTTTCCACGGTTGATACAGCCTCAACCACGCAGAGAATGTTGCCATCCAAATCTTGAATCTGGAGGGAGTTGTTCTTACGTGAGCGGGCATCTAAGCGAGTGATAACCGCCATATTACATCCATGCCGAGTAGTTGGCACTTGGGCCGGAGAATTCGATTGCAACCATATCTGAGACGTTATCGACACAATCGTCGTGTCCAGTACCGCTACCCAAAGAAGTGAATCCAAGTATTTCACGTCTAACGTGGTCGATGTGTTCATGACCAGCAGGGAAGAATATTCTCTTTTGTGAGAAATATGGGATTGCGTTAAGGAATCGAGTTACCTTGTCGTTACCATTCACACCATCACGGGGCAGAGGTAAGACTCGGACACTCCCATCTCTAATAAATTGTTGGTTCAAGAATTGTCCAGCAGACTTGTCTTCCATGTACAATGCACGAGGAATACAGCCTACAGCTTTCAAGTCCAACTTGTTGCATTTGTTCCAGAAGTCGATGATAGCAGTCTTGAGTTCTGGAGTTTCAAACTTACCAAGCATGATATCTAAACAATAGACATCTCGCTCTTTAGTCACGCCCCAATGCTTCAGGACCGAATAGTCAGAATATGACTTGGCAGTTGATGCCGTATCAGCAGTGATAAAACTTCTAACTATGCGACTTCTGTCGAAAGCATCCGGTTCATATTCCTGCCACCAATCTTCTTTAACGAGGCCATGGCCTTGTGCAGATGGGTCGCCAGCATACTGTGAATTGTATGTATATGGGTTGGACTCTTTCATTGCCTCCAGAGAATCTAAACTCTTACGTGAAGGCCACAATGCAGACTTCTCTTCCTTCCTGTTCAAATTGTAAAGAATCGGAATAGCATGAGTGTAGTTCTGCTTCTTAATTAACTTGTCATACCATTCAGCACTTCCCACACCTTTCTCAATAATGGCTGGGATGTTTAGGTAATGGTACTTATCAGACGAGCCACCACGAAGTATATATCCAACTAAATCTTGGTCATGCACCCTCTGCATAATGATAACCATTGGTGTACGAGCACACTTGATTTGATTGCCACGAGAGTCGGTTATGCAACCATCATTTGCAAGACGGGACATAAAGGTGTTATCGAATCGGTCGTTAATCTCCGCTCGAACTGTGTCTGAATAGGCATCTTTAGGCTTGATTACGTCATCGACCACAAAGCAGCCGGAATAGTTTGCAACCAACAGGCCAGCACCCTTACCAGTTAGCTTACCACCAGTAGGAACAGCGTGCATTACGCCAGCTTTGGTCGTACCCCAACGCTCAAGAGAACGTTTGTTCGGGTCTATTCTCACCTTCGGGAATATGCGTTGGAATAGTGGGTCCATCATTACTGCACGGATGTAACCACTTGATTCAAGAACAACGTCTTCTGCATACGAGGTGATAATGTTATGGCTTGATTCATTGTGGCAAAATGAATACAAGGGCAATGCAATACTCATAAGCTGAGTCTTAGAGTGTCGTGGAGGAATGGTAACTATTAAGCGGTCAATCTCGCCATCAACAACCTTCTGACCAACACTGAATATTACATCGTGAAAGTCTTGTGCCTGGAATGGGAATCCCATCTGAATGTGGAACTGCCACTTACCAAAGGCTTCGAAACTCTTCATCAAGATTTTGCGAACACGTTCTGCAACCTTGGCAGGGATTACAGTTGGGTCCACGTTATGTGGGTCATGCAGAATCTTGTCTACAAGTTCTTCGGTGTTATCGTGTTCAGCGTTTGGCTCCTCTAAAGTGGAACCTGCAACACGGTCAGTAACACCTGCTTGGATACCTTTCTTCAACTCGTCTGCATAGGCAGTTGAGTCTTTCTTATCGCCAGAGCGAAGACGCTCAAGTTGTGCTTTGAAAACGGAACGAAGAACCGCATCGTTTTCCAGACCCTGGCCTTCTAACTCTGCTTGAATTTGTTCTTCATAGCTGTCAACTATTGCAGTATTTTCTGAAATATATCGACGGAGCAATGGCAAAGATAGAATACAGAATCTCTCTCTTGAGACTTTTAAAACGTCACCATAGTTCTTAACGAGATAGCTGGCAACTGTATCGTTAAACTCTGGTCCGAGGTCATCAGTCTTTGACATTGATTCGTTCTCTTTGGTTTTAATCACAATCCACTAATGGCAAAGTTTGCACGGGATTAATGCGAATGATGCTGCCCAAACCAGAATCAGCCTTTAAGTATAGGCGGTTTAGCGGCATGTATGAATCACAGATAGGACATTGTTGCGTTATGAAATCATCTTCAGCAATTTCATAATGACAGTTGGGACATTGTATTGTGCGCATAAGCGACTCCGAATAAGATAGGAGGCCAGATAGCCTCCCTATTATGCGTGCCGCTTAATATTTAATATCGCTCCAGGCCATATCTTTATAGAAATCTTCAAGATATGCTTGGGTAGAACCAACAACCACCACAATCTTAAATGGCAGTATTAGCGGCTTAACAGCCGACATTAAATCTTCGCGCCCACGCTTGATACGTTCGACGTTCTTGATTGTGTTTTCACCATGAGGAAGCATGAAAACGATGACATCCGCACCTGTTTCGTTGCGAACTGCAAGTGCACGGGTGAGATAAGTCCCACCACCAGTGGAGGTGACATTAGACTTGAGGTATGCAAATTTAACTTTGCGACTATTTACTACAACAGGTGAGGACAGTTTCATTTCAGATAGGTTCCAATTAGTTACTAATTACTAAACTCGTCCAGTTGAACCAAACCCACCTTCACCACGAACAGTGGAATTTAAGAGGTCAACTTCAACGAAATGGTGTTGAGTAGCTTTACTAACTTGCACCTGACAAATACGTTCACCTGGCTGAACCACAAAGGCTGTGTCCGAATCGTTGTGCAACTTAACCATAAGATTGCCACGATAATCGGAGTCCAGAATTCCTGTGCAGTTTGCCAGGCGAATGCCAGACTTAAAGCCGTGACCAGAACGGCTATGCACTTTGAGTTCGTATCCAATTGGAATCTCGAACTGGAGGCCAGTATCGAAAACAGCAGAGCAGCCGGGATTGATAACAACAGTGCTATCGGAGATAGTGCAAACGTCAGCAGCAGCAGCGCCAGCAGTAGCGTACACAGGTAATTTCGCATTAGGATGCACTCGCTTTACAGCAACAACTTGAGTCATACAAGACATGATTATTTCTCTACTTGATGAGTTACGCGCTCAATCCAGTTGAACACTTTGAATACAGCATCACCCACTTTACCATCAATTAGATGTTCATCCACTGTTACGCGGGTAGGTGTGTTTGGGAGTTCGATGTATCTGCGAGAATCGCCTTTGAAATCATAACCACCACGATGCAAACGCACAATGATGACAAAATCATAAGCAGACTCAATGGCAACGACTTCATCGCCAAAACCGCCATCGGGATAAATGACATTAACAACGCCACCCATACGCCCCGTGAGTTCTTTAACACGAGCCGCTTCAACTTGACCAAAATAGTCTTGTCCGTGGCGAGGCTTATATATGTCTTCACTAACATGAATAAGAGCTTGACGAGGTGTTCTGCCACCAAGACCTGCAAGGGAGATAGAGTCTTTGAGGTCACGGTCCGAAGCATAGTGAATAAACTTGTCCACATCAACTTGAAAGTGTTTGGCAGTATGCTCATACAGTGCATCCTTAAACTGATGTTTAATGAATTTGCGCCTACCGAGGAAGTAGGATTCCTCAGCAGCAATAATCTTATTGGCAATAGTGTCTTTACCGCAGCCAGGAGGTCCATTAAGAATAACAGCTAGTCGCTTAATCAAAACTTTCCTCACTCTTGTCTGCACGTAAACGAACGAGTGACGGGAACCGGAACTTACCAGCTTCTGTTTTCTCACGATACCGAACTTGCATAATCGAACCAATTAGCTCGTGACGGTGTTCCCACAACCACTTACGAATCAATGTGTTAGATTCAGGAATACCGTGGTCTGCCAGACAATCTTTCACCATTGAGCCAGCACTGCCGTAGTTCGAGGAAATAGAACCACACATACCTTTAAGAGCACCAGTACCCTCTTTCATACCAGTAATTTTTACATCGGCGTATTTGTATGGTACAATTTTCCACCATTTACCTTTTGCATCACGGACAATAATACCTTCATGACCAAGCGCCAAGTATTTATCCATCAATGCCTTAAGGTTCTCATTGCTTGGGTCCTTGCACCAGCCGATGTACAGGCGTGGGTCAACAGCACCATCGCTCAACTCATACACATTGTCTTGGGTTAGTGGAATGCTTGGCGGGTCAATACGTCCGAGGATGCTAGAAGTCTCATTCCAACTATTACGGAATATCTCAGCATCTCTGAACTGTAAGTGGTCCAAATGAGGTAGGGGTTTGGAATTACGACTCCAGACACTACCTGATTTATTACGGATAGCTCGAATTCCGTCAATCTTGATGAAGAGTTCACAGCGCCCTTTGATACGGCAGTCTGGGTCTTCCCAATCATGTGCGTGAGCCTTTGTGTATTTTGTACCATCATCGAGGAGCTTAATAGACATTAAGATTCTTTCTCAGGTATTCTCGGACAGCATTCTTGCGTCCGATTTTGGTTTTAGGAACTGGCTCTATTTTAGCAAGATTGCACTTGGCAATTTGCTCTTCGTCAGATAATTTGGCAAATGCGATACACTTCTTCTCAATGACTGCATCACGTCGTGATACACCATATCGTTCCATGTATGTAATAATGCCGTGACAATCTTTACACAGCAATTCCAAATCTTCTGGCTGAACCAGTAGAAGGTTGTCCACAAAGCGGTGCAGGTCTTCCAATTTAAGGAGGCCACCAACCTGAACTTTGTGGTTTACTTCAATCTCTTTGAGCTTATACAACTTCTTGCAATGGTAGCATTGAATGTGGAAGATTGGTTTCTTTGAGTCACCGACCCTCAATGCAATGCGTCGAGATTGTATCAGCGCAAGTTTGCTTGGGTGTTTAGACCAAACACTTCGAATAGCAGATTGGAGCCAAGATACAAACTTGGCTTCCGTTCCACAATAACCGTAAGCCATTCCAACTCCAATTATTTCTGGAGGTACTCTTCTTGAGTGAGGATACGATTCTCTTTAAGGTCAAAGTATTCGTTAATGTTCTTGTAATGCCACAAGCGAACACAATTACCCTTTTCAATTTGATGGTGCATGTAAACAAGACGGCCCACTTTGAGCAGCTCTTGTTCCCAACCATCTCCGAAGCGCACAATATATGCACCAATAACTTTCTTCAAACCTTCTGCATAGGAGGTTGTACCATCCAGCATTTCGAATGAAGCAACTGCACCAATGCCATCACGACGGAAATAAGTTTCTCCGGCTTTGGCACCAGTTTTGTAGATTCTTTCTTCAAGAACTCCGCAACCCATAACGTTATCCGTTGAGTCGCCAATAAGCAATTGATGCAAGAAGAATTTGGGACCATTGCCTTTAACTTCTTTCTTCTTCGTTTTACCATTGTCCTTGATGATTAGTTTGAGTTCACCATAATCTTTCGGGATTACGATTTTCTCACCAATGCCCTGGGTTTCGCGTTCCCACTGGTAGTGCTTGATTACTGGACCAACACCACCGTTCTGCCCGATTTGACGCAAGTCTTTGTCCAACGATGCAATCCAGACTTCATCATATGTGCACGGACCAATGCGCTTGAGGCTCTTAATCTCATTACGTTTACCCATTGTTGCTTCGTATTCATGTCGAGCGAATACAGCCAGAAGGTCATCTGCTTCCAGACCCTTCATCCACATTCCATTCCATGCAACCATGAGATGTGCTTTCGCATTCTTAAGGTTTTCTGGACGCCATACGTTATCACGGTTGCCCTTGTAGTCAGGAGCAAAGACATGTCTCATAGTTTCAGACGGGGATACAAAACTCATAATCTCCGTGGCTCCAGAACGCTTGGCAAGGAACTCCATCTTGGAGTCTATGGACATTTGAATCTTGGCGAAGTTTATATCTCCTGGCTCTTTCCCATATTCTTCTGCCGCGCAGTGGGAAAATGCAACCATATCTGCATCAACGAGAAGCAGGACGCGCTTCTTACTTACCATTAAGTCCTTCTCCGTTCTTGGTGTGCCACTGTTTGTGGTGGAAGTTGCACAACCACCTCACATCCAGAGGCTTGGAATAGTCGTCGTGGTGAGCTACTGAATTAGTATCTCCACAACATTCGCAAGCACCTTTTACAAGTCTGTGCTCTCTAAGAGCTATTTGGACTGCAACATGTGCTGCACGTTTTATTGGGTTTGAGTTTCTGTACAAAGAAGTTTGCTCTCGAACTTTGTCGATATTAACTTTCTTATACTTACGGTTTGCTCGAAGTTTGGCCTCTGGGTTCTTGCTTATGCTGCTGTTGTTTTGTTTGTTTACACAAAACTTGCAGCTTGCTCGATGCCCATCTTTACCCAACTTCCATTTATAGAATTCAGATAAAGGCTTTGGTGTTTTACATGAACTACAAACTTTCATTTGAATTCCAAATTAAAGGCTCCCGAAGGAGCCAATTATGATTAAAAGGGCATTCCAGTACCGCCAGCAGCACCACCTTCCGCTTCACGCTGTGCTTTTGCAGCAGCCTGTGCTTCCAGTTCAGCTTTCATAGCTGCATCAACTTCTTCATCAGAAGCCTGATTCGGTACAGCGCCTTCATCGGCAGGCTTACCGCCTAATAGTGCAGACAGCTTAGTCTTGTAGAAATCAACACCGGAAGTAATACGGTTCTTGATTGCATACGGAGATTCGCCACCTGGCAGTTTGTTGAATACTTCCAGGTCCGGCTCAGACATGTCAAAGAAGACAGTCGGGTTAACCAGAGCTTTAGCTTCTTTCTTCTCCTTAGATTTCATCGGAGAGAAGGTAGCAACTTTGTTTGCAACCTGGCCAGCATTCTTACCGGACTGCTTGGTATACTGAACAATGCCAACAATCAGAGGTTCGCCCAACCAATCTGGCAGGTTCTTGGCAGGATGGCCCTGAATGCCTTGTTCCAGATTCTGTTTAACTTCCAGAGCATCAATCGCTTTAGCGAATTTGTAGATGTGGGAGTTGTCACCCATGAAGCCGTCAGCGTTGTAGGTAAACTCAAAGTCAAACCAACGCGGCTTGTCTTCAAGATTCTTCGCCATCATTACGCCGTCATCTTCGTCCGGGTCTTGGACCATGACCATTTTACCTTCGCCATCAACTTCTTTCATGTACTCGTCGAGAAGTTCGAAAGAAACCAGAAGTTTCAGAGACGGGGTAGGATATTTAGCAGAACCAGGCTGTAGGCCCAGGTCGATAATACGGCAAACACGAGCAGGATAACCACCCGCTTCCAGTAATGGTGCAGCAGAAGGAGTCTTGTTCGAGGCCAGGGTAGGAGCAGCAAATGCCATTTTGAGTACCTTTAAGTTTCAGTTTAGGTTAATCGACTTGCAATGTTGCAAGACGGAAGTCGTATCCAACTAATGCTTCGGACAGCTCTTCAATTGAAGTCGTTGCCGAGATTAAAGATTGGAGGCTTTTAAATGTCTCATCGTTAAGTGCTTGAGACTGTGGGTCGGACGAAGCGAATACGTTGCCCTTAATCTTTTCAAGAAACGCCATTACGGCGTCTTTTGCGAGAACTTCGGAATCAGTAGCAAACATATGATGCTCTAACTCCTGCATATCGAAAATAGAGTATACAGTTTTCATTAGTGAATCTCTGCGTAGTTATCACCGAACTGCACATCACATGCACAATCACGGTTAAGTTTAAGTTCTTTGTTGGTTCGGTCCATTGCTTCATTAAGCAAGTCCGTCCACAAATCGCGGAAGCCTTTCTTAACCTGGAGAATCAATTCATCATGGAATTGTCCAGACAGAAGCGGGTCACATCCCCAACGTTCGTTACAAATTGCAATAATGTTGTTACACCAAATGTCAAACACATATGCACCAGTGCCCTGACACAGTGTTGAGAATCGGTCTTTCTCTGTACGCAACGAATACCAGAATTTGTTTACTGGATTCTGTTGCCACATCTGACCATCAACTGTAATTACTTTAGTGTTAGCAGCAATCTCTTTGATGGACCAGTTCAAGTCCCAATATGCTTTATGTAGACGCGCAGCCGTTGCTTGGTCACAGTCGGCAGAACGAGCAACAGTTGGAATGCCAGCACCATATTGACAAGCATAGTTAGTGGTCTTAAACATTGGACGTTGCTTACATTTCTGTATTCCATCCTTATGGTCCTGAGATTCTTTCTCAGTGATGAACCCACCGATTACGCCAATTGCAAGGTGAGCATCATAGTCTGGTGCCAACTGCTTCTTAACATATTCAGGGTCATACATCCATTGGAAGTGGTGCTTACAGCGGTCTTCCAGTGAACACAAGTCAGAGCCTAACTGTTCGTAGTCTTCGCGCCACGCTTCCAACATTGAACGAAGCTCTTCACCGCCAAATACGCGAATAGAAGGGAGGTTAACAAGTTCGCGGTGTTTAAGACGTAAAGTATTGGTAAGACCACCGCATCGCGCAGTAAGGAATCCATCTTCATCGACGTCGCGAAGGAAACCATTAACAACAGACAGACGATGTTTATACACGCCCATACCAATAAGGTGTTGAATACCGGAGTCGGGGTTTCTTTCTGCCAGCTTATGCAAGCTCGGACAGATTTCAGGATTGCCATCTTCATCCTTTACAGTAATTTGAGGAATCTGGCGAGTCTCGCCTGTTTCCTTATTACGGTCAAACTTAAATGTTTCTGGCTCCCAGCCTAAGCTGAATAGCCAATCTTTAATTTGTACATGAGAACCAGCGTTTGGCTTTTTATAACCCTTTAGAACTTTGATAGCCAAGTCTGGGTCTTTCCAGTCTAAACCGTTTGCATCACAAACAGCTTTCCACTTAAGTCCAGTGGCAGACAACTGCCCATTTAGCTTGTGGCATTTGGCTGGACGAGTTTTGATTGCATATTCTGGAATACTCGGCATTGATGCTTCTAATGCGTCGGTCTTCTCTTTAATCATTGGTTCCAGCTTGGCCTTAAATGCCAATGCCTTCTCAATGTTCAACTTCCAACGAGTACGTTGCTGAATAACCTGTTGGCGAGCTTTGGTCATCAAGTATTCAACAAAGCGTCTTACTTCAGATGGAGTCTTATAAATCTTGAGTAACTGGATATACTGCTGTTCCCACAACTTGTGCTGAATCTTACAGTCTTCCAGTACACGATGGTTGTACTCTTCTTGTGTTTGGTTTTCCCAATCATCAATGATTGGTTTAGGCACACCAAACTCTTCACCATAACCTTCAAGTCCGTGCTTAACACGACGAGGTTGGAGATACCAACTGATAAATAGTGTATCAATCAGAGTACATTTTGAAACGTCATAACCAAGGAACTTCAATGCTTCGAAGTCAAAGGTTGCGCCGTTGTGCATGATTAGTGTTGGACCTGTGTCCAGAAAGTCTTGAATGGATTTTCGTTGCGTCCACTCAATTACAGTTTCTTCACGAGTTTGAACATCAATGTATCCAATGTTGTGAAGACGTGGTGCAGCCTGTTTCTTCATCTGCTCCAACAAACCAGTTGTTTCAATGTCACTGGCATACATATTTTCCCAAGGATACAACACAGTATGGCTCCAATGGATTTAGGGAGGGCCGCGCTGGTGGGCGAACCATGCAGCGCAGCAGCTCTGTTATTGGTGTGGACCGTTCTTCTTAGTAAGTTGAACAATCTCTTTAGTTTCAAACAGTGAATCTTCCCAAGAACGTTGAATGATTCGACCTGAGTCTGTATCATAGTACGTCTTGAAGCCTTCTGTTTTACCACTCTTACGAGCTTTGATGGAACGAATAATAGAACAGTTTGGGTCTACTGCCTGACTATTACGCTCAAAACCAAACATACCATGAGAATATTTAGCAGCAGCACGAGAGCCAGTAAAGTCTGACTTCTTGATACGTCCACCATCTTCATGAGGTCGTTGCCCTTTTGCCACAGGGTTAAGGTGCGACAGAATATTAACGTGGAACTGGTACTGGTCTGCTAACTTTGTAATGTCTGCATACAGCTTGCCCAGAAAGTCGTTCTTCTCTGACGCAGAAATCCCTTCCGATAAATAGGTTAAGTTATCAAGAACAAACATATCAATGTCTGGACCAATCTGACGAAGAATCGTCTTTAACCCATCCCAAGTTTCATAAGGGTCTTCTCCAGCTTGCTTGCGGTCCCAAATCTCCATGTTACGAAGCATCTTCGCAGCAGTTTGACGGAACTTAGCTTCATCATATCGAGGGTCTTCGCGTGTAAACGCAGGTTCCCAATATGGCAAATTGTCATTAAGGCCAGCCATACGGCGTAATGTTTCTGCTGGAGTTTCCTCCATGTATGCAGTAAACACTCCCCAATCATGCTGAACAATGTTGTGATGCACAATCTGTCGTGACAGTGTGGTTTTACCACCACCTTCTGCACCACCAATTGAGATAACTTCGGCACGACGCTGACCAAACATTAAGTCGGTTAACTTAGGCCAAGGATAGTCCACACCCTGTTCAACTTCATCATCAAGCTCTTCCATAAGAAGCTCTTTATTGACGAGTGCTGTGGGGAGAGGACGGGCAGCACGGAATACAACAGCAGACTGAGTGGCTTTGAGCAAACCACGCTTCAGACAATCGTTGGCATCGTTAGCTGGAAGTGTTGCAATCATTGCACCAGGCAACAAACGACATGCTTCCTTAGCAGCTTTACGACCAGGTTCATCATCATCAAATACGATAACAACCTGCTCCCAACGTTGCTTAATTTCTTCTGCAACTGGTGACAAACATTTATGTACGGAATCACTTCCATCACTCAAACTAATTACAGCAAAATCCAAATCTTCATATGCACCACCACGGTTCATAGTCTTGAGGATTTGACGCAATGCGATACAATCTTCTTCACCTTCTGTGATGAACAGTGTCTTACCGCCAATTGCTTTTGCAGCCATCCAGTTATACGGGTCATTACCCTGAGTATCGCCAACAGACCACATGACTTTCTTGTTCAGAAGTTTAATCTTCCAACGAACAAGTTTGCCATTCTTGGTATACCCATGCGCCAAAGCATTTGGAGTTTTGCCATCAAACTCTGAGTAGAGTAGGCGAACACCAGCAGCTTTCCAGAATTCTGGTTCAATGCTGCGATGGTCTAAATCAAACGGAGGGCACGAGGTTACTTCGTCAATTTCTTCCTGAATTTCTTCTGGAGTCTTGACTTTAATTTCCGGAATATTCTCCGGATTATTGCCGTACGGATTCGGAACGAGAACGCCACATGCAAAGCAGTAACCAGAGAAGTTCTTATTACCAGCTTCATCGACATTCAACCAAACCTGTAAAGACTTGCCAGATGTGGATTTACAGTCTGGTACATCGTGCTTAATCTTGGCAACACATTGCTTGACGTTCATTTATTTTATTCCTGAGTGGTCAGACCCTTCCAGCAAATTGGGAATAGTTCCAACATAATTTTATTTACTTCTTCCGCAAACAAGCGAGATTCGTATTGTGCATGTTCAGAAGAGCGCTGATTATACATGGATGCCCAGCCATAAAGTGAGCCAGTCCAAATCCAAGTGGTCATCATGGATTGTGGCAGTACCATGCGAGCTTGCTCTGGAGCAATCCCCAATCCAAGTAATGTTTCATACTCTGCAATGCAAGCCTTGTTATGCGCTTCCATACGATACTGAATATCGTCAGCAAAGTCTTTTGGCAGTGGTTGTGCAGCCTGAGTCATTAACTTCTCAGGACGACCAAACACAGTTTCTGGAACAAAGCACTTGATTTCAACATCTTTGCCATCCTTGTAGCGACGGCTAACTTCGTTCCAACTAAAGCCAGCCTGGTGTTTACCAAGTTGACGTGCAATGAAGATTGGAGCACTGCAACGAAGAGTTACCTGTGCATGACGAAACGGCGTAATATGCTTGTGTTCTGCGAGGAATCGAATCAGACGAACGTCTCGCTCAGACAGCACATAAGATTCTGCTGCATAAGATGCTCGTGCAGCGTTAACAGTTGTGAGGTCGCTTCCCATGTGGTCAACGAGTGTAGCAGTAATCATTTGCTCTCCGGTTCATATGGTGGGAGATTAATTAGCTCCGCACCATGATAATGGTATTATTTTAATGACGCTTGAAGCGACGCATTTAGTACAGACCGCTTCTCGTATTCACGATGGTTGTACGTGTTTGTCAGTGCTTCCGCAGCTTCGATTGACAAGATTGCAAAACCACCAAAGGCCTTGCGAACTTCTTCAATATCCATGTGCAGGACTTCACTTGTAATTTGGTTGGCAATTAAGGCCATATAAATCTCTTCGGCAATTTCAGCAGTTTTCATGTTTCTCTCTCTAGATAAAATTTAAGTAAGTGCCCTGACGTGGACTATTACGAACATTACAATAAATTGGCTTAAATGATGTTTCCACTGCGGCCAAGACACTTATTAAATTTGATTCGAACCGCCCAAGTGAATCAACCTTGTTTATGGGGACCATCGGGGAAAAGTATAAACCCGCTTAATACCTATGTCAGATATTAAGAACCCTCGACTTGCATATTTCATGTGAATAGGAACATAGTCTGGATTTTGAATCCAGCTAACTTCGAGATGAGGAGGAACTCAAACGAAAGCCTGAACTTTCTTTCGACACAACACAATCAGCGCAACTAAGCCGTATCGCTACGGTATGCCAGACGCTCGCATGAGCCTTTTGAACAGAGGCATAACTGTTAGGAAAGTGGTGGGCACGTGACTGACACTTTGCACATCATGGAAGACGTTTTGCAACACATCTTCTAGTGACTGACATTTGCACTAGCCCATTGATTTGGTGGATTCGGTGAACTCCGCGTTCACAATTACACAGTCGGCCTCGGATGCTTCATCCCTATCCCATCGTGCAGGTTTCATTAACTCTACGAATCCGTTGAATTTGGTTGACCGATACGTTGGTCAGACGCTGTGGCCTTTACGCGGCCAACGTGCCATTAATGCTGGCAAGACAGAGCTAACGTTCTCAAGCACTTTTGTCTAGGTCTGTTCCCGGCCACTGTTCTAGGAAGTGACTACCTGAACTTTTTCGCGTTCAATGCGAGGCAGCAATTTCAATTGTTATGCCCAGAGCAACTTGCAGGAATTACACCTGCCATACCACAAGTGGCTAGAGTCTCGTTATTTAAAGTCGCGCACTCCCTCGACTTTATGTGGGAAGTTATAGACGTCCGTCTTGTTCACTCACTGTCGGGTAAGTTTCGAACACTTTTGTGCCCACGTTTCATTGTGGACTAAAATCTGTGTTTTGGTTTCGCGTGACAAAACTTTCACTTCTGCAACATCCAAATATATTGGTTGTGCAATCATGCAGTAATCACTTACGAACCCACTTTGAGAGCAACTCACTATCGACATTGCTATCAGAACTGCTAGACACTTCTTTCTGAACATGCGTTTTAATCTCGATAGATTCTTTAATGGAATCGAATTGCTTCTCTTTGGCTTCCTGGCGCTCCTCGGCTTTGCCTGAGCTTTTGCCTTTGAGGAACACTGCAAGGAGAATACCCAATGCAGTCAAGACGCCAAGAAAGATTGACTTAAGCTGTTGCATGATTCACCTTAGATGGCGCACGCACCACTTGAGCAGTCGTTGTCGCCAGCACCAGGAACGATTGCTTCTTCGTCCTGTTTCTTCTTCAGTTCTTCAATTGCTTCTTCGGCAGCACCGAAGTCTAAGTTATCAAGTGCATCAAAATCCATAAGGACTCCAGTGTTGCGGGTTATTAAAGCTGGTGGACAAGGTTGGATTCGAACCAACGACACATCTGTCGAACAGATTGCTCTACCTGACTAAGCTCTGGAGCAGACCTTCTGAGCTACTCGTCCGAATGAGGTGGGTTTTGGTAACGCAGGTTTTCCCAAACTGCGAGGCTTGTAGAATCTGTGAGTCGCCTACTGTGTTTTGACATAACGTGGGATTGATGGTCCCGACTCACTTCATCTCAGGTACAAGGCACTACTTTGCGAGTGCAAGCAGGTGTTGAACCCAAGTACCAACAGGCAACCTGATTTAATCTACCTTTGTAGATACCATCGGTTAGAGCAGTTTATTTCCATGCTCAGGGCAATTCACTTAAAGCGAATCCTTTTGTGATACATTGCTGACATTATTACTGCCAACATTTACAACAAGAGATTGTTGCTGACCTTTATTGGACAGCGACCAGATTAATGCAGCAACCCAAAAGATTCCTGTTAAACCTAGTAACAGATTTGTAATGAAAATGCCCCACTTGGAAGCATGACCACGACTAAATGCAATGAGAGTTGGAATCATGTATGCAGCAAACAACAGAACACCAACAATTAATACGGCAATGCTTTCCATAATGTTTCTCTATAGGTTAGGTTAATAATTAAGTTTGTACTCTATCACATCCCTACGCGCACTGAGGGACTTAAGCCTGCCCTGCATCGCAGAATACAAATTAATTATTGCTCCGATTTATTAATCACATCTCGAAGCCACAATGCGCCAAATTTGGTTACATGGGATTGGAAGACCACGGAGAGGACTCAAATTTAATTAAGCCGCAACTCGCATTTCAGAATCATTTGCATTTATTTTAAATGAATAAAACAGTCGCAATAACTCCAGGCAGTTTAGGCCCGTCGTAAGACTCAGAAAACTACTTCTGTCAGGTATCCATCTGTAGGTAAATAGCCTCGGCTACCAGGTGCGACCTGACTCCGTTTCAGACATTATAGGAGTACCTGACAGGAATAGTTTCCAGTTACTTTAATATGGACTCTGGCATTTAACCAGACAGGGCTAATTCTCAGGACACTACTCCTTCATTTCACCACGCGCACTGAACGTAGATTTCACTGATGCCCTTCCGCATGAACCGTTGCCAATTTCAATACTGTTTCGCGGTAGTGAATCGCTACTACTGTAATGGTCTCGGTCAGTTCTGTGGGCATGTCCTTCCAGCTACTTTCACTCCTCTTATCGGAGAAGCTTCTCATCCTACTGTACATCCATATTGAAATAACTTCAATGAACACTCTTGTCTGGGCCACGAGATTGGGCATCGGCCTACCTCCCAACTCTAATCACAAGAATGCTCATTGAAGCCCACTCACGCCGGAATGGGTTCAAGGCAGCACCGGAAATCTTCCAGTGCGTGCCAGATCGAATTAGCTTAGCTTCTCAAGTTTGCCCTTGGCAACTTAGAATACCGGAGCTTCTTCCACAGCAGCTTCAACAGCTTCAACTACTTCTGCTTCGGCAACTTTGACTTCTTTCGGAGTGTCGAACGCAACACGTTCAACTTCCGGGCAACCAGCTTCAACCCACGGCAGGTAGAATGCCAGGAAGGATGCAACAGTGTTGCTCTGCATGGAGCGAGAACGGTCAACCAGTTTCATGGTGTTGGCGAACGCTTCAACAGCTGCGTCGATTTTAGCACCGTTTTCCAGTTTAAAATCGTGTGCGTTACATTCTGCTTCGCTCAGGAACAGGGAACCATCGTTAGCTTCATACTGAGTTACGGTTACAATCTTAGCCATTTGTATATACCTTATGTTAAATAGTTTTGCACGCCACGGTGGCGTGACTTAGATAAAATTAAAGAGCCTTTCTCTTTTCACATTCAACTAATGTTTCAGAACTGCTCTGATTTAACAAACGACTCAATACATATTGAATCGTTCGATTGATTTAATCACTAAATCCTTTGTCTCGGCGACAGTGAGTTCAGTTGTAATCGAGTCGTCAATGCCCTCGATTTGAATCGCAACAAAACGTCCCACACCTGTTACAGTCATGCGGTTGGTTCGGTCACGGATAATCACACCAGCTTCACCTTCAACAGCACGAAGCAGTTTCCAACGAAGCGTGCGATTAGGCACAGCAAAGCCCTTTGTCAAGAACAACTCTTTCATGAGTTCCCCAAGGCAAACAGCTTCAATGTTCATTCCTCTTCCAACTAATTCTTGCAACATGCACAATGTCAACATTTCTAAATTGTTGAAGTGTCCAGCGCGCTCCAGATTAAAGAACTCTGGAGGAACAGTTGAGCGAGATTTAACAGCTTGCTTGTAAGCACGTTCTTCTTCTTGTGCAGCAAGCATGAGCATCTCTGGTTTGATATACTTCATCGCAGAGAAGCCAGCGCGAGTGGCTTTAATGATTCGGCAAGCCTCTTTCATTTTGTAGCGTTGCCACTCACCGCGTTTAGATTCTGGATTAAAATGGACCCACATGATGATAACATCTTCCTTGGCAAGATAGACGGCATCATTATCATTGAGCCATTGCTTGCACGTAGAAAGTGCAATTTCTTTGTCGTCATCATGATAAGACATTATTAATGGCCTTGTAAGATTCGGTGATTTGCTTCTTCAGCAGGAATTCCCATATCAACTAATTTCACCAAGCACTGCGAAATACGCTCTTGCGCCACTTTCTCGATGGTTTGGTAATCTTCGTTGTTTACTCCCAACACATTCTTGGCATGAATGAGTGTGGTCATAAGGCCATGACCTAAAGCAACAGCTTGCATTGCCTGGAGTTCAAAGTTAATTGTGATGCCAGCCAACTCATGTTCCTGGTCGGCAGCAGATTTGATTTCACGAATCTGTTTTCGAAGTTTTTGCTTCAATGTTTTGCGAGCCATTAAAATGGTACTCCGTAAATTGGTTGGTTTGTTGTCCACTCGCGCATTGCAATTTGCATGGACTTGTTTGGGCCATGGTAGAAGAATCTTTTAACTTCTCCGAGGGTGTAGTTTGCACTAACCGAAAGAACTTCTTTAATATTGTTCTTCCAGAACCCGTCTTTGAGGGACTTGGTAACTTCGAAGGCGTTTGTCCCATTATAGTACCAACGTCCACCAATCAGGACGAAGTGGATTGTTTCTTCCTCTTTTCCTGTTAATGGCATGAGGACATTTCTCAATGTCAAAACTTTGGCAGAATGCTTACGAATCATAGGAACTCTCCAATTTTCGATTCAGTGTTTGTGACTTCTCTTCTCATCTTTTGGCCCAGGAAACAGGCCACAGGGCAGCGCAGGAAGGCCGAAAATCGGGCCGCTGCCTACCGTTTGTGTCAATTCTGGATAACTGCATTGGTGAAGGGTTACTCCCGTTAGGGGTGCGATACGCTAATCACATGAGTGTCGTCGCCTTGCGGCTCAGGCGTGTCACAGAGGCTTTGCAACCCTTCCCAATACATTCACCCAATCCACCTGCTTTGGCATAGCTGGTGGCGAGGTTTTGTGCGGATTATGCCACTCTAAGCCCTGTTTGTCCGACTTCCTCAGAGCACCAGCAGCTTGTGGCACAAACCTATTTTCGAATGACTAACATAAGCATGAGGCACTACCCTCTAATTATTCAGCCCTAACAGCTTGCTTATTTAGTTCCAATTCATCCCAATACATCGCCTATAACAAGTGAATAGCTTTTCTGCGAAGAAGTATTCCGGCCCTTTGGCCTATGTTAAAAGATAAATGTATGTGATGGAAACATTCCATCGAAAATAACTTTGCAGAATGAGTCGAACATTCTCTCACGATGCGGCCGCAACGGTCTACCGAGTTACAAAGTTATTATCTGATGTTGTTTCTCCAATTCCAACTAATGTCGAATATCTTTCTTACAAACAGGACAAGGAATAAATCTGTATGCGAAGTATCCTCGGTCATTCTTTCCTGTGCGCATCTTTAAGTCAGAGAATTCATAAGACACAACAGAGGCACACAACTGGCATTGGCGTGTGAAGGTTACATTATCTTTTTCCAGGACTTTAATCATTTCAATTCCAACTAATGTTTAAGAATTATTCCAATATTCCAAACAAAAAGAATAATAAGAATAAATTAAAATAAATGAAGAAAGTGCTTGACACCTATTTGGCGATAAGTGTATAATGCCTTTCTTCCCTAAGAGGTCAGAATCAAATCCCACTAATGCCCCAGAAGAATGCCGAAGGCCAATGCGAGCAACAAACCCGCTTGGCACTTCGAAGAAACCGCCTGGAACTATAGTGTTTTCCAATCTGAGTCAAATAGCTCTTTCGGTCGTGTGTAGATAGTAGAAGAATCAATACTCAAGAAAGTATGATTCCCGTATTTCTTCACTTCCTGGTAAGCAAACCCATCTACCCAATCTCCGGAGTGAGTTTTAATCTTTGTAGGCCCAAGAATACGATAGAAAGTGTTTCGAGGCTGGTGGTGAACAATCAATCCAGCCTCAAGTTCAGCAATATTTAAATCACGCATTTAAGAATAATATTCCCTCAGAGAAAATGTAGTCACTTCCATAATCTCTGGTTATTGCATCCCAATCAATATATGGTGCAAGGCGGTCTGGAATATCCAGTGCCTCACTTTGCTTCAAATATTCTGTAATTGAGTCGCAACGTGTGATGAACATGTCGTTCAAATCATCCACAGTGAAAATATCAATCTCACCACTGCGGAATGCTGCAAGAATTACATCCAAATCGGTGTCAACAAGCAGCCCATTGAACTTATCATATTTACGAATGCTGAATAGCCCATTGGCAAAGCAAACTTCGGTAACATCTTCTTCGTTTGATTCAATTACGTCATATGTACCGTCTTCTGGATATTCAATGCCATATTCTTCATGCAAATAGTCCCGCATGTTGAAATCATAGTGACGCCAAGACAGGCCATCAATCCACGCATCTACAAATTCAGAATTAGTTTCGCCTGTGTAGAAACGAACCAATAAGGTTTCATCTCTACGCCAGGACTTTAGCTGTTCTACTGCTTGAGTAATGTTATCGTTTTGCATTTAGTTTCTCCCAAGTGCCTCTCAATTCTGTGTCCAGAATCTTAAGTTGATTGATTCGCTCATTTCCACCTTTGATAAGTGCACTGAGGATAGCAGCCTTCTCGTTGTAACTGACAGTGTAGACTACATCGTCAAGTTCCATAGTGTACTGCATCTTCTTTTCATCACCTACGTTAATTGATAGGTGCTGGTGGAGAATATTCTCTGCACGGATGGCTCTTGACTCTAGTGCATTCAACTCTCTTGGGATATCTTCGTAATTCATCGGATGCTCCATTGATGAAGTTATGCTGGAAGTTCGAAGTGTGGTGCGTCTAGGAATTTAGCCCATTTCACTGGCTTAGTGAATGAACGCTCCCATGTTCCGCCCCAACGAATGACAATTCCAAGCTCTTCTGCGGCTTTGAACATGTGTTCAGCTACAATTTGGAATCGTTCGAGGTCATTCCAGTCAATTGGATATGGTGCAATGTCTAAAGCATTGCCTGACATGTGTCGGCTAACTGAAACTTTGGTTGCACCCTGCTTTAAAAGCTCTTGTTGGCGCTCATAAGTGCGCAATCCTTCAAGAACAGTTACATCAAACGGCATTGTTTCACATGCACGCTTGAAAACTGCCACTAATGAGGGATTTACACCCTTGAGTCGGTCAAGTGAGCGTTGGCCCAACTTAACATTAGACATTTCCCAGCTCCTGGTCCAGTGTTGCTTGTAAAGTTTGCAGTAAACCCTCATAACTGGCAACTTTCTGCTCCAGTTCAGCCAAACGTTGGTCCTGAATCTCAATAAATTGTGCACGATTCATTGAAAACCAAATATTGTCTGTGAATAGTGAGATTTCCTCACCAGAAGGGAGTGCTTTAAGAGAATTAACACGTGTAGCATGTGTTGCAAGCTCTTTCTTTGCTGCCGCCAAGCGGTCTGCAAGTTCTTCAACTTTCATCGGAAGTTATTACCTTGTGGGTTGATGGTTAATTTAAAAGCAACACACTCTTTATTGATTGATGTACTACCTTCAACGGTTGCTTCAAACAATACTGCGGTTGCTCTCCCTACACGTTCCAAGTATTTTACAACTCGGTCGTGAATTACTGACCAATGGCGGTATTCGCAATTGGATTCTAGTAAGTATGGTACTCCATCAATGGTAAATTCGGCTGACGTCATTTTCTCTCCAAACATCTTAAACTATGTTGAGGCTGGTGGGCCTGATAGAAATCATAATCGCGATAAATTTGCAGAAACAGTGAGCCATGATGGTCCATACCCATAACTGCAAGTTTGCTATTGACTATATTGAATAGGTGAATGGTGTTTGAATCTCCGCTTTCTGGAACTTCAACCCAAGTACCTGGTTCAAATGTGATTGATGCTACGATTGGTCTGTTTTCAAACTGGTCTAAAGTTACATCAAAGCCGTCGCAACCAAATTTAACCTGTTTGGCTTCAGATTTAAAGGTTAAGACGCCGAAAAGAATAACTAAGAAGATGTAAAATGTTTTCATTAAAACCTCTGAACGATTTTAGATACGGTGTACAACCTACCTTTGTAGAGGATTGCACACCCAACCGTAACAAATTGTGTGTTAAGTGTTGAAATTGGCTCGTCAACACCTTCAAGATAAATATCCCACATGTAACCTCCAATAATTAATCGAGGCCACTCGAAGTGGAATGACCTCTGTTAATTACAGCTTCTTGATAAGCTCTGCGGATTTGCTTGCGGCAGCTTTCATTTCATCTCGTACGGCTTTAGTGATTGATGCCTTGTCCACGCGAATGTTACAGTTGCCAATTGCAATCTTGCCATCTTTTGTTGGTGTAAGCTGGGTTAATTCCAACATTTGCTCCAACTTTTGCAGAAGAATGCGTTGTGCTTCGATTGCATTTTGAATATTTAATGTTTCCATGTTATTCTCCACAGGAAGGAATACTGGATTTATTTGGTTTGGGAATTCAATTGTTGAGGTTCCTGAAGCTGGTGGCCTGTCCAACACTTTGACTATGCGCCCAAACTCAAAATTGTAGTATCCTCCGGAATATTGGAGTTGAACTACAGAACTAAATCGCAGAACTTTTACAATTAAATATTCTCTGTTGCTATATACTAATACGTCGCCAGCTTTAACCAAGTTGGCAGGTATTTCGACAAACTTATTGTCCATGATACTCCTCACGCATTTCTGAGCAGTGCTTACACACCCAAAAGGTTACATAATCGTTTGTATGAGAAATCTCCCAATTATGTAGCCCTATAAAACATAAAATTTTCATAGGGCATCTCCAATTAGAATGGAATGTCGTCGTCGAAGTCTTTCGGCTCGTTCGGGTTATAATTGCTCTGCTGTTGTTGTTGAGCAGGAGCTTGCTGTTGCTGAGTTGGCTGCTGGCGTGGCTGTTGCTGTTGAGCGGCAGCTTGAGGTTGAGCTTTGGCTTTAGCCTTCTCTTCACGCTTACGCATCATTTCATCAACCTGTTCCTGAGTCATGATGGTGAGTGCCAATGAGGTAAATTCGGTGTTGCCAGCTTTCTTATTCCAGCCAGACACCCAATACCAAATACCTTCTACGTTAATGCGACCACGAACGTCTGGATGATTTTCAGCTTTCTTGAAGCCATTGGAACCCAGAATACCAGTGTTTAAATCGTTAAATTGTGCCATGATTAAATTCTCTTTAAGTTAATTACAGTTTAAGTTTCAGCGACATTGCTAACCACGGAATAGCTTTGTCTCTCACATCCAACTAATGTTGAATTAATCAGGAACACTCAATGAATGCCCCTTGTTAATTTACATCACCTTTGAAATAGGAATCGGGTCGATGTTTGATTCAGGTTTATACCAACTTACTTCGCCAGAATCTTTCACCAACTCCCACAAATTGGTGAATGAACGATAGAGTAGAACGTTGTTATCATCAATAACGACAAAACCCAAAGGAGATTGAATATACGCACCTAATGTACCGCTGTTTCGAGGAACTCCGTCACCACGACCTGCGACGATTTTGTACTTCTTGCCTTTGGTGAAGCTGGAATTTGTTTCACCAACATATTTAACGATTGAATTCTTATTCATTTCCTCACTTTCTCCCACTTAGATAGTCCACCTCCAAGACTGAAGATTCGGTTACAACCAGATTCATCTTTGATGACAAATTGAGTTCCGGTTAATTGAATTGGTTCAAGTGCACCAAACAGCACTTTAGGTTTTGACAAGCTGGTAGCCAGAACAACATAAACTTTGCTTGGGCAAATATCAAAAGCAAAGTCACGAGTGTAAACTAAGTCACCAACCTTCAAATATGCTGGTAACAAGCGGCCTGTGGCTGGGTCACGTTGTAAACGAGTACGCTGTTTCATAAATGCTCCAAGTTAATTAATAATATTCAGCAACCACTCTCATTACAAAAGCGGTTGAGGAAATTATTTAACTTCTTCCCAAGTCCAGACACTGCCTTCCAAGGGAACACTCTCTCCCGCAGACCAATATGGGGCGCCATAGGAAGTTCTGCGGTCACTGTCTTCTGTGATGTTTATGCGAGTCTGCACTCCATCCTCGTCTTTAATAGTTACAAGCTCTCCCTCAATAATATCTCCAACCTTCGGAGAATACTCAGATGAAGAGGTCGATTTCACACATTTAAACTTTGTCATTGCAATAACCCTTGTTCACAAATATCTGCAAATTCTGCTTCATGGTCACGCTGCCATGTCCAGAATACACCATTCATAGGAACGACAGCACCTTTACGAAATGCTGGAGAAACATCCTCAGCCGATTTGGTCACTTTAAATTCCAAAGGTGAGATAGCTTCACCTTCAACGATGAAGCCAACTGGAACATAATCTTTGGTTGAAGCAACACATTTAAATTTCATGATATAAAACACCGATTTCAGATTTAAGATTAAATTCACGAAAGAAATCCATTGTTACAAAACGGATTTTACCTTCATCATCAACTACGTTACAGGAAATGTCGGAGTGGACCATCCTACCTAGCTTCAAAGCAACTTCTGACAGGTTTGCTTCACCAGTGCCAGAAATTACTTCATAGATTTTATATGGAGTAAAGCCGCTTAAAGAGTTATTACGGCTTGGGACAATCATCATTCCAGTCTTAGTAGCCATAATAACTCCCAATTGTTATTTGGTTGGAGGTGTTAACCTTTCGATTTCTTCAAGTGCATCTGCAAGCCGTTGTTGCAAATGGTTTTTCGCATCCATGAGGTCAGAATATGCCGCTTCTTGGCTGGCAACCTGGTCACGCAAAGTGATTATTTCACTTTTACAATCTGAAACTTGCTTCTCAAGTACATTGATGTGCTCACCAGCCAAAGCCAGAATTGCAACATCAACACGCATTGAGGTGAGAATATCGGGATTGCTTGGAATCGAATTCTTAGCAACGTTTGCTACATCAAGGAATTTCTGAATTGACATTGAATTACCTTATTAAAAGATTAAGAAGCTGCCCACAACGAGCAGCACCAGAGGGAACATTAGAATGCAGAACACTAATTTCTTAACAATGTCCATTATTTCACCAGGAAGTAGAGAACAATAGCAACACCAACACATGCAATGATTGTTGGCATATAATTATCAATTTTACGATATTGACGTTCGACTGGCTTCTTGCCTTTGATGGCATCCATCAGTTCTTGATGATTAATCTGCTGCATGAATGTGTTGAATTGCTGGTCGTTCATTTAATACTCCTACTGAACACTTGTCATGAAATTGGTTGTAATTTCTTTAACGACTTTATCTGTGAGAACATCATCAAGAAATTGCTTATTGGTCAGCTCAATGCCGAATTCTTCCTTAACAATGGTGACTAGCTCATCTGTTGCAATATCCCACCAACCACCATAGTTAACAACAAGACGCTCCTGAATGAATTCGACCTTCTCTTCATAAGAGGCCAATTCGATTAAATCTGCTTTTAACTTAAACTGGCTCATTTGGCCTCCAGAATTTGATTTAAAGAACTGAACACGATTTCCTCATGTTCGTCAGTTGTACATGCATTGATGTATTCAAAGTCGTAACCAACAAACTTCTCCGCCCACTCCTGTAAACGAAATAAAGAATTGAAGTATAACCTTTGCTCTACATCATTTAATTTGAAGAAGACGATGAAGTCCATATTAACCTCTTGCTTTAATGAAATGAGGGTGCGTGGCCATTGCTACAATTTTGTGATGTTTGTCATTTTGAATTGCAAGCCAAACGTATTCAGGATGTGCAGCAGGTTTCCAAACCAGATTTCCTCTTTCGAAGTAAATCACTGTGTCAGCCAGCATTACATCTTTTGTCTTAGTATTGACTAAGGCGTGAGCAACAACACCATCACGATTAATGTATTGATATAAAGCATAATTCATTTAGAATCCCTCGTTATATCCAGCAGTTTTACGAAGAGCCACTTCAATATCTTCGTCTTCAGGAGTTAATTCGACTTCAATATTGACAACAATATTGTCGCTAAAAGTACATGCCTTACTTGAATCAAAGAACTTTACAGCATTGTACTTATCTGATTCATTTACTTTAATCCACTTCACAGAACGAACAGTGAAGATTTGACCATCTTGCAGGTCTTTGAAACAAGCAGCTTTAATTACAGTATCCATTTTTATTCTCCAAAGTTAAAAGAAAACTCCCTACAGAACGATTGTGGAGGTCTTGTCTTACCTCAATCCACCTTAAAGTTGTAGGGAGTATGTGACACATGAAGTGCCGAAAACTACAATGATTAGCTTGGAGACATAATCTCTCTAAAATCTGCCACACAATTTCAGCAGAATTTACAGAGATTTGGTCTTATTCACATGCAACTAATGATAAATGGACATGCTTAATTGCAACTAATTCATCTGCCAAATAGACGAATTTTGTCACAACTAAACATGCATCATTAATTACAGGTTTGCTCCTATCTTGGAATGTATTTGGCACATCAAGAAGTGGCGCAGCAGGTACGGAAAACCGACCATGTACAGCATAATAAAACTAATTAAATAAAGGGTTTTATCCCAATATTGTCACAATATTACATGCGATGATAAAGCCTTCGCTTGGCTGGAAGCCAGTATTCATGCGGGTTGCAAGAATATTGGGTTAATACTGATACAGCTAATACATGCGAATTTGGCACAAATACTGTTACAAAATTAACATGCCGGATTGGTAGACAATTGTATCTTCGAGGTGATTAGTCCTCTAACAATTCTGCCACATTCTAACATGCCAATTTGTAGCAATATTTACATGCCATACTGCGACAATATTGTCACAATATTTGTTGCTCAAAATCGGGGCGGGCTACGGGATTCGTAATGCCACTTTGCTCCGACTCTTCTCTTCTTTCGAATTCTGATTGAAAGAAAGAAGCATGTCCAAAAGTTCCAGTCTTGCCAAAGTTATCTCCCGGCTTGTGGGTGGGCCTTGATAATAGGAGATGAAGCAATATTGAAACAAGTGAACATGCCTTAGTTGAAGAACAGTTTCGAATAATAATCCTACTTCACACATGGTTGTTGGAACTTTGTCTGGCCAAAGACAGGGAGTTCAATGATTGCCACATCATTACAACACTGTATGTTTAGTTGACATGCTGAAATGTTTCTAGAATGATTTCAACATGACATGCGGAAACCCACGAACAACGTGAGTAATACTTCTCCGTATTCTGTTACTTCACATCCAACTAATGTCGAATATCGAGACAATATTACATGCAGCAATATTGTCTGAATATTGGGAATCAGTGGAGTTCAGGCTTAACTACATCGTACTCTTTATCGCCATCTGTGATTTCAACAGATATTACTTCTCTCAAGCTTCTGGCGAACGCTCTTGCCTCTTTGAGTGTGTCGCACTTGTAAACACCTTCGGATAAGTTCTTGTTTATGTAATGTACTGTGAACATGATATGCTCCAAATTGTTTGTTATTCACATGCAACTAATGCTACATCTTTAGATTAGTTGAAACAAGAAAAGGGAGCCGAAGCTCCCGAGTATCAGAACGGTATCTCTGTATCAAAGTATCCAGAGTTGTGTAAATATGCATGCAATAATACATGCGATTCTTGTTTATATTCTGACAACAATTCTAAGAAGTCTTTAGTCTCCTCCACTGTAGGACGAGATAAATCAGTCATGCTGCAAGTGTGGTGAGGATTGAAACAGTTTTCGATTTGTTTGATTTGCATGGTATTCATTGTAGTCTCCAAGTAGTTGTGGTCATCCTTGACCAATTAATGTTATTGACAGAAGTAGTAAGCGTGTTCGCTCATCAGAAGCTCTTCGGTTACGATGTTCTCGTGATACATCTTGATGCCACCAAGTTGCTTAGACAGATTCTCGAATTGATTGTTGGTTACAAAGATTTCAACATATGCTGCACGAATAACTTCCATCATGCGTGGAGCATCAGCCAAACAGCAACGGAAACAATCATGGATTGGAGTAAAGCCACGAAGACCAGCTTCTTTAGCCTTAACTGCAACAGTACGAGCAACCAGAGCATCAATACCTTGAATGTAGTTAACAACGAAGGTACGTTTGAATTCTTCCTTAGTTGGATTGGACTCACGAATGGTCCAAGGTTTCTCTTCCTGAATCTGACCAAAGATAACACGAGTTTGAGAATCAACACGAATGCTGAATGCATCACAGATTTCACGAGATGGGAAGCAAGGCTTCATTACAACTTGGCCATCAGTGTGCTTATAGGTGATGTACTCTTTGTTGAGTTCAACACAACGGTTATATGCAGCTTCAGCAGCTTTCTCAATGAACATGTTAATCTTAGCACCCAATGCGTTATGGATTGCTTCCACACACAGTTCAGCAAATGCTTCTGCTTTCTCAACTGGAATCTGTAGAGATGCAGTCATGTAGGAGATAAAGTCAGAAGAACCAGTTAACGCAGCTTTACCACCACCATATTGGATAGCCATGTATGGAGTTTTGATAAACTTACGACCAGCTTTCGGATTCAAGAATTCATCCATAATTTCAGGAGATGGTTTCATTGAAGACTTATCCAGTAGCTTCAACAGTTCACGGAGACTCAACTGGTATGGGTCAGATGCTTTAGTCTCAGAATCAACCAGACCTGTTGCACGAGCCATCTCCATGTTACCAGCAATGAATGCCAGATATTGAGTACCAGAACATTTAGCATCTAAGCCAAAGCCTACTCGAGAATCACACTCACCTGTAGTCTCAAACTTGAACCAATCCAGAGCCAATCGAACATAAGTGAATGGCTTAGAAGGACGTTCAGATTTGTCCATGTTCATCATGCGAGCAAGTGAACCAGCTGGATTCTGAGCAACATAAGTTAAACGCTTAGCAGTACACCATTCACCACCGGAAATATCTTCCAGCTCTGCCATGAACATGTTGTATGCAATGGTAGTAGAACCATCTTCGTTAAACTTCTTAACGATGTTCTCAACATTGTGAGAATACAAGCAACGAGCAAAGTCAGATGATTGTGGGTTAGGACCAGCACATGCTACATGATACAGACGACCACGGTTATCAGCAAAGTAGTCAGAGAACAGAGTGTCCTGAGTCATCATTGCTACAGCATTGTTCCAAACATGGAGTTCAGTCTGGATTGCTTCTGGCACCTGCAAACCACCGTAGGTACGTTGTTCAATCATAGACTGGATGACGCGAACCATCTCAGTCTCCACATGGTACTCAGTATCTTGCAGGAATTCGATTGCAGCTTTCAGAGTCTTGGATGGCTTAACTTTGCCACCTTTAACGAAAGGCTTGCGACGAGATTCAGTGGTAACACGCTCAGTAAATGGAACTGAGGTATCTTTGGTAGTAACCAGCTCAACCCATGCATCAGTTTGTTGGAACGACTTGTCTTCGTTCATGGTGATGAAGCCAAAGTGTTTAGCCAGACCAATGAGGTTGATAGCCGGGTCAACATAGTGCATTGCTTTCAGGTCGTTGTTGTAACGGTTGGCATCAGCAATAGAAGCAGAAGCCAGTTCAACCATTGACATTGCAGGAACAACATCATCACGAGTGAATGAGGTCATCATCTTAAAGATTGCAAGAGCAGCAATAGCACAGGTCTGAGGCTGCATGTAATTCTGTTTCTCTTTAGCACGGTATACCAGGGCAGTGATAGCAGGGACAACGGATTTGATAGTTTGAGTTGAGATAGTTGTCATTTTGCGAGTCTCCAATTTAGTTTCGGTTTTAGTTTCGGATTGTGTAGCGGAGGTGATTTCATCTACCATCTGGTTGCAACGGTCCATCGTATCGAGCACGTCTTTCCAACCTTGGCCTTCTTCTTTCAAGCGAGCGCCATCAGCAGCCAGTGCACGGTATTCTTCGTTAGTCATGATAAGTCTCCAATTGATTATGATTTAACTGAAACGGATTAGACTTGCGTAGCCTATTCATAATCACAACCAACTAATGGTGAGACTAGCACATTACAACAGCGTGCTCTGATTGCCTTTGACCTTGACTCATAAGCGAAGCGCCTAACTTGGTGTTGATTGAAAGCCGATAGGCTCTAGGAAAAAGTTGAGGTAGGGACCGTATTTTAA